CCACCATAGATTATTTTCTATACTTCCTGTAAAGTCATCTCCAGTACTTCCAGTGCCAGAAGCATTAGTACTATTGTTACAATCAAAATTTTCTGCTGCCTGTCCATTAACATAATTTATTGGACAAGATACTCCATAAGAGCAAGTCATTCCATTAGTGGCTAATGACATTGTTGCTTGTGTAATTGAAAAATTAGTATAGCAACTTCCAATTATTATTGGATTATCAGCACAATCATTAGATGGTTGACTTAAAGAGATAATAGGTATTAAATATAATAATGATATTAATATGTATTTCATTTTTTTTAGACTTTTTTTTATTATTTTGTCATCCATTTATATGTATCTTGTACATTTCTATCCAACTGACTTAGTACTGGAAATAAAGCTTTTGTTTTTTTCTCTAATTTAAGCTCTCCTTTTCTTGGACCTCTTACATATCTCTCAGTTGGATCAAATACTAATTGAGAAATAAATTCCCCACTTCTTTGTACCATAGATATACTAGCGGCAGGTGTTTGTAATATCCTAAGTGCTTCTGATGGATTGGCATAAAACATAACCTCAGAATAATGCCTTCTAGTTATGTAAGCTAAAGTATAATACATTTCTTTATCATCATCATCCGCATCTTCTGCTAATCCAGCCAATATAGTTGAAGCAGTTAAAGATATAGCTATCATACTTAAATCTATTATTGTTTTTCTTACATTAGCTCTTTCTAAGTCACTTAATTCATCCCATTTTCCACTAATCATAGAAAATTCAAGAGTTTTTAAATCACTAGAAACATTTTTTAAAAATCTTAAAGTTGTAGTATAATAACCCTCCATATCTTTATCTAAGATATCACTAAAATATTTATCTTCTTCTCCTCTTTCATCTTTAAATGCAAATCTAGCCCCTCTCCATCTTCTTTGTACACCTACAACCATCCATTTTCTAAGCATGAAAATAAATTTACCAGTTGCATATCTTTGTACCATAGCTTGATTATTATTATCATAGTTACCATGAAGTTGTTTAATAACTTCTTTAACTTTTCTGGATACTTCTAATTCAAATTCTTGATCTATTTCTATTCCTTCTATAGGTTGTAATGTACCATCTTTAACTTCATATGCCTCATGTAGAGATATTTCTTTACCGGTAGAAGTTTTAATTTTAATATTATTTAAAATAGCATACATTGCAGTACTTTGAATATAATGCTCACCCATATGATTAATAAAATGTCCAGTGTTACTATTAGCTAATCTTTTAATAGTATTATCGTTTGAATATCTAGCTATTATTCCACTAAAATCTGCAAATGCATCAAATCTTTCTACTAATAAATTAGTTTTAGATGTTGGAACCATGGCTCCAATATCTTTAAGTATATTAGCTGTATCATTACCATATAATAATTCAGCTTTACGTATATCTGTACGATTATAAAATTCTCCTGATGTGGATTCTAAAAAATTCTGATATTTACCTTGCATAATATTAACTGCTCCAGCTAATTTATTAAAGATAAGCATTGTATTACCTGTCCAGCCCATTACAGTATTAGAAATCTTACTTATACTAACACCTTTTATATCTCCCATATCAATAGAGGATATACCATATAATCTATCTTGTATAATGGAGTGTAAGGATTTATATGCATTACTTTCAATACCATCTGTTGTTACATAAGACTTTTTTGAGCTACCTAATGCATTAGTTAAGAATTTACCACCTCTTCTAACTTTAATTGCTCTCCTTCCAGAATAGTTATCTAATACTTCAAGTGTGCCTCCTATTTTACTTTTTTCTTCATATTTAGTAACTACATCATAATCCATTAGTGATATACCAACTAAATCAAATGATTGTTGGGACTCTTTCTTAATTTTACCTCTATAGTGAATAGGTATAGCTTGATTCTCCTTACCTTGTTCATCTACTAATACAGCTTTAAGATTAGGATTAATTTGAACTTCACTACCTTCTCCAAATTCAGTATCAGTAGTATCTTTTACTACTATATCCCTAACTCCTTCTTTTGCAACAGTAAAAAGACCTTGTTCATATAATCTTTCCATTGTATTTTTTTCAATTGATGGAAGCTTATAAGTTATTTCATTAATATCTGTTTCTGTACCTGGAGATATTGTTTTACCTGTATATAAAGCTAATCTATAAGAATCTGGAGTTATTGCATCTTTTTCTGCAGAAGTAGCTGTAAGATGGTCATACATTTTTCTAACAGGATTAGATGTGTCTAAATTCTTTAAAGCTACCCATTGAGGATTAAGATAATTTTCTTTATTTTTATAATGATTACTTAATTGTTCTTTTGTTGGTTTAGTATTTGTTTCATTATAGAGCTCCCAAAATTCATTTTGAGCAGTAGTCCAAGAAGATAAATATTTACCAACTAAATGCCCAGTTTCTTTACCATCAATTTTTTCAATTATACCTTCATATAATTTCTTTTGATTAGATTCTCCCCCTCTATATTCTTTTAGTTCTGTATGAATTGCATGAGATTCATTTCTTTTAGTTATAAATTTTCTCATTGCATTATAATCCGCAGTATCTAATAACTTAACAGCAATTGCAATTAGATTATCATCCTGATTTCTAGGATCAGTTATCCAAGCTTCAGAAGAAGTAATATCTCTAGGAGCATTTCTTAAAATATCCTTTAATTTAACTTTTTCTTCTTCAGCTATAATCTCTTTATTTTCTAATAACTTCTCTTCAATATATTTATTTTTTGCATTTTGAATATTTAAACCATTTGATTTATAATATTGAGTTGTTAATGCTCTATTACCTTTACTATTATAAAATTCTTTTTCATATCTTCTAGTGTATTCTCGCTTCATTATTTTAGAATGCGGTAATAATGTTTCAAAAATATATCTATCTTCTACAGCTTCATATTTATTATTAATACTATTTAACTTAGAAGATGCTATTTCTATTTTATTTAATTTATGTTTTAATATATTAGCTAATCTCTCATTACCCTCATTTTTAGCTTTAGCAATAGCTTTAGCCATTAATGTTTCTACATCATTAATTAAATCAAATGCTCCAGTAAGTACTCTAATATTGTTAAGTCTATCTCCATCTATTGGATCTGGAGATTCTAACATTTTAGTTAAGTTGCTAAGTATGACTTCAGATTGATGAGATACTTCATCTGAATATCTAATTAATCCTTTTGAATCTTTATGTATTTCTAAAACATTTAATAATTTACCTATTTCTTCTTTAAATGCAGCACCTTTTTTAGACTTTTTATATTTAGCTTTTAATATTATAATTCTATCTGTAATTTTTGTAATTAATACATCCATTTCTGCATCCTCATCTGAACTAGCCTCAGAGGTAGACATTGTTTTAGAATTTTGGAATACATCAGTAGTAGTTCCAGTCAATTTAGATTTATCTACTTTTTGATTAAGCATTTGTTGAGATAATTCTAATGCTACATTACCATCAATTCCAAATAATCCCCCAAAAGCTAGTCTTAATTTATTTAAGAATATTTTTAACCAAGCTTTAAATGGAGATTCCTTTTGTAACTCATATAATTTAGCTCCTTCAATACCTATAGCAGTAGTAAGGATTTCTTTATCTAATATATCTCCAGATAACTCTGGATTATTTTTAATAACTTCAGATTCTATTTTAGAGCCATTTAGAAGCTTTCTACCACGTTTAATAAAGTTATTGGACATTCCCCCTAATAAATCTACAAAGAGATGTCCAAACTCATGTATTACAGTATCTTTTCTTACATAGGTAGGATTAAGTTCAATTTCTTTACCTTTTACTCTACCATATACATTTGAAGGTAAATCAGCATTCATAGTTACATTAGCATCAAATGTTTGCTGCATTATACTTATTTTTCTATTTACATCTTCAATAGTATCTAAACCTAAATCAATTGCAGTTTCTCTTTGTTCAGATAAGTTTACCTCGTCTCCAAAACCTAATGCTAATTGACCACCTTCAGTTTTACCATCTTCAACATCTTTATCAAATTGAGCATTAGATTCTTTTAATTTAGTCCATTCTATATCTAAATATTCAGGATTAGCTTCTATATTATAGTTAGGTATAATAACTTCTTGACCAAAACTATTTTTTTCTGTTGTAGAAGTTAGTTTAGTAATTATAAAAGGTTGTGCACCATTTGAAGTCCTTTCATTGAGTTTAGTAATCCATCTATGGTGATCTGTAACAGCACGTAATCTCTGTTCTGGAGTTTGTGTACCACTATAGTTAGTATTCTTAAAGGTGTGGCTAATAGTTCTTTTTCCATTTATTTTCTTATCTTTAGTGACCCAGCCTTTATCTATAACTAGATCTTTTATCATTCTTAATTGTATTCCTCTTTTATAATTTTTTTCATTAACAGCAAATTCTTTAGCTTTATGATAATAAATATTATCGTCTTCTTTAGAAAAATCACCATCATTAAATAAAGATTTTACTTTATTTGAATCATATACTACATATTCAGTAATAGGTCTTGTTTCATCTCTATTATTTACTGCATAATATTCTTTATCTTTAGATGTATCTAATGTTTCTCTATTATCATCTAAATCAACTAATTTTTTTTCTTCTAATGAATTAGCATTTAAAAATAGTGGATATACAGTATCTCCATATATATCTTCTGCAGCACTATAATCGTCTGTTACAAATATTCCACTATCTGATCTAAAAGTATCAAACTCTTTTATTGAACCATGAAATAATAATAGTGGTTCTCCATTATTATCTTTAACTCCATCTCCAAACCATTCTTTAAATGTAGGAGTGTAGGTTTTAGCCCATAGTTTTAAAGCTTCTTCTTTATCTGAAATTTCTGGTAAAGCTATTATACTTTCATATAGATTAGATTTTTCACCGTTAGGAGCTTCTACTCTATCAATTTCATTACTATCGTTTCTAAATACTTGACAACTCATATTATTTCTTATCTTTATTTTTACAACCGTTATCTAATTCACTTAATATATCATCTACCTCATTAGAAATGGTTTTTTTATCTTCTTCAAAAGTACCACTTTTTTCTGTAGTTTCAAAATTAACTGGAACAATAGATCTATTTTTAATATATAATGCTCCAGGAGGGTCTATATTTATATCCTTAAACTTTTTAGATATTTCTACTCCCATTTTATAGTTATTAGATTTAATGATAGACTCTTTATTATCATTTAATGTAAATTCAAATATATCAAATCTTCCAGACTTACTTCCTAACATAGGTATTCTAGCATATACTCCAGCCTTACCTTCACCTTGTTCAGTATTACCTTCATATTTATATAATGCTTCTACTTTTACCATTGGAAATTGTTTACCTCTAGGATTTTCATAATATAAAGTTCTAGTTACATATGGTTTAAATATTGGATTTTTATCTTTATCATTTCCTACTTTTAAAGATGGACTAGATATTTCATTTACAGAGAATACATTTTTTTTAGACTCTTTTGATTCAAATTCCCCTACTTTTAACACACCTTTATTAGATACTTTTGGTACTACATTATTAAATTTCCAAGCATTTTTCATTACTTGGGGAGTTAATTCTTGTAATATATTTTCAGCATTAGACACATCATTTAATTCAGTTCTTAATGTATTAAATGCTTTTTCCCCTAATCCTATTTCATTTATAATTTGATATGGTACATATCTCTGTAAAGATGAAATATTATCAGATAATGCTGAAGTATAGAATGAATATACAGCTAAATCCGTAGCTAATTTTTTATCAGTTTCTTTATCACTAAGATATAAGGATAACCAATCTTCAGTAATCTTGTTTGTTGTTGTTGCATCTTTACCTTTAGTATTATCTATAAATACATATTCTGGATTATTATAAATACTAAATTTAGTATCCAACATATCTATTAGAACATTACTATTATATACTGGATTGTTTTTTAATGCTCTGACTTGTTTAGCTATTGAAGTTGGTCCTTTAAATAAATCCTCAATAGTACCTTCTTCTCTATCAAAAGCTCCAATTGTAGATAACTTAGCTGCATAAGTTAATTCAAATATTTTATCATATTTTTTACTATCACTAGGTTGTTCTCCATATATTTTATAATATATAGTATTAACAACATGTTGCATAACTGGAGTTCCCATTAATGAGTGAGGACCAAATTTATTTATGAAATCTGAAATACTATTATTATAATATGCTCCAAGCATAGTATTATCAAATCTTTCTTCCCAATTACCTACTATAGTTCCATTTTCATCTGCTACATCTCCAACATTCGTTATTAAATTAGATATAATATATGCATATGAAAGTGATCCACTATTACCGTTAGTATCTGCCTTAGATGCTTGATTAATGTCTCCAAGTATTTTTGACATATTTTGAGCATGAATAAATAGGTTTAATAATTTAGCTTGTTCTAATTTTTGTTCTGCTGATAAATCAGATAGTTTAATATCTCTATTTTTAACTATATTATCCATTAAACCTTTTGTTTTAAAACTAGATAAATTAGCTGATTCTAATGAACCTAAACTTGTTGATTTATATATCCCTAATTCTTTATAAAGTGCAGGTAATGGTTTCTCTGTATTCTTTTCTACTGCTTGACCCTCATTTAAAGCTGTACGTCTAATATATTCTTTAATAGCTGGTTGTCCAATAAATGCATTTACATATTGAGGACTAACACCATTTCTAATTAAAAGAAAGGCTGTATTATTAGTTAAGAAGTTAAAGTTAGCTCTACCAATATAATTATCTTTAGCTGCATCCACAAATGCATTCATATATGCAGAAATAACTTCAGATATATAATATTTATTAGTTACTGTATCTTCTATACTATAACTAGTAATATTCCCATCTTTATCTTTGTTTATTTTAAGTACTTCAAACTCTTTAACAGTATGATTAGATAAATCTAAATCTCCATTTTCTGTCATATTTCCAAGATCTAATCTTTTTGAAGAATCTCTTAGAAATAATTTATGTCCTTGAGATATAGCATTATCTCCTTGATGATTAGCTACTTGTCCTACACCACCTTTTGATGTTATAAATTCTCTACGAATATTCATTTGGAATGTTCCATCATAAATCTCTAAATCAGATAGTTCTTGTCTAGGAAATAATACATCTATTTGATTCTTTAATACTTCTGAATCTACAGAAGTAATTAATCTTTTATATGAATGTGGTGATTCTAATACTGCTCTATATAAATCTACTCTTCTAGTTTGTAATGCTTTTTCAGTATTTTGATTCTTTACAGAGCTCTTAGAAAATTCCTCAATAGACGGGATAACTTCTTCTTCTACCAGAATTTCATTAACTATCTCATCAGTATCAGTACTGCCTATAATTTCTATTATTTTATCTTTTAAATTTTTACTAGAATCTATAAGTGTGGATAATGCATTTTTATCAAATTTATCTAACTTAGCTTCTTTAATTAAATCTTTTACATTATTTCTATTTTCTCTTCTAGTTTTTATATCTTTTATATACTCTTCATATCTATCTTCTATAGTAGAATTAGAATCATCTAAATATTTAACAGTATCTATATAATTATATGTAGAACCATCTTCATCAGTTTTCTTAGTTTTAGTTATTTGAGGTAAGATATAATACATCTTATCAATATCAAAATCTGAACCTGTTTTTGCGGTAATTTCAGAATATAATACAATACTATCTCCGGCATGAGGAGGTAATATACCAACTATTTCTAAACTATCATTAGAAGCTAATTTCTGGTTAGGAATACGATACCCAATCATTTTTAATGCTGCTGGATCAATTCTTTTAATAATTTCATTAGTAGGTAGTTTTTTAATACTATCCCACTCTCTTCCAAATAAAGATGCTAGTTTACTATATGGTAATAAACATTGTCCTGCAGAAAATGTATCATCTGCTTCTACTCTAGGTGGTTTAAGTTTTCTATCATTAGTTAGCCATACTATACCATTTTTAGCACTATTCTTTATAGATTCATATGCAACTATATTTTCTCCAGTCTCAAATCCATAATCAGACATTTGTATAGCTGCTCCACCTGGTTGTTTTATTTTAACAGTTGCACTATTCCATATAGAAGCTATCTTACTCCATATCTTTTTTCTATGAGAAATCATATTATCAATAGGTACACGTTGTTTTAAAGCTCCTATTATATTGTCTGATTCTCCAGATTTTTCAAATTCTTTTATTAGTTCATCATATACAATATTAATATCTAATTTTCCATCTTTTACATTAAATCTTCTATGTAGTTTTTCTAATCCTCTATTAGATAATTCACTATCCATTTCATGGATAGCCTCAATTAATTGCTTACCAGTCATTTTACCATACATGGCTATTTCATCAATATCAGCAATTATATTTTTTTTAATTTGAGAACCTACTAAAGAATCTTTTTCTAAATTAGTTTTAGATGGTAAATCTTGTTGTAATTTCCAATTTTTATTAGATAATGTAATTGTATTAAATTTAATTAAATCTGTTAATTGAGTACCTAAATCAGTAGCCTCAATAGCTCCAACTTTAACACCATCTCCAACTATAAGTTCTGATACACCCTGAGCTTTCATTTGCTCACTAATTCTAGTTAATTGAGGGGAACTAGATACAAGTTCTGGAAATAATACTGCTTGTGAATATTTTAGATAAACAGGAGCTTTATTACCATACCCATCATCTACAATTTCAAAATGCATACCTTTCTTAGGTTGCATAGATGTCATTGTTTGAGAAAATGCTTTATAATCTTTATATGAAGATTTCTTTTTAGGATCAACAATATTATTAAATGCTTCTTCAAGTTCATCAGTCCATTGACCCATACCTATTTGAATCTCCTTGAATCTATCCATTGTAATCCAAGCTTGAGCATCTGTTCTATTTACATTCCTATATGGTTTAATAATAGCTTTCAATTCATCTAATTCTCTTTTAGATGTAGCTCCTATAAACTTAGCAATTTTTTTTAGACTTTTTTTATCAACTAAAGTTGATTCAAAATTAACATTGGGTGCTACAGCTATATCAAATGTTTCATTAACCTTACCTTTAACTATTCTTAAATAATCTCCAGTTGCAGACGTTGCAGGTATTCTTTTTAAGAAATCATCTTGATTTTTATACATTCTAGAATCACCAGTAAACATCTTAGCAAATTCTATATTTGCAGCCATTGTATTTAAAGTAAAGTTAGTAGCTATTCTTCTAACTCCCTCTCTAATACTAGGTGCAGATTTAATATATTTCTCATATGTTTCTGTTGAAAATGAAGTATGTGATACCCCTTTACTATTTACAGTAATAAGTTGATCCATCATCTTATTAGTAGTTGCTTCTATTTTATCATTAAGTGTATCAAATACAACTTTTTGTACAGTTTCTCCAAATCCTAAATCTGGAGTTATATTTCCATCTGCATCTTCAACTATATATTCTCCAGAAATAGTAAAAGGTTTATTATTTTCACTAGAGTTATATAAACCTAATTCATTGGCTAGTTCAGTTCCAGGATTTAAACTTGGAAATGTAGATAGGGTAAATGCATTACCAGGTACTCTATTACCTTCTTTATCTATCTTATAATGATAATTTAATGTTTGCTTGTCTTCAGGAATTTTATTTTCACCATAAACCTCTTCCCATGCCTTACGCATAGTATTCATTTCATCAGCTAAGTATCCTACAAATTGTAATACATTATCTCCATTTATTACCATATTAGTAATAGTAGGTAATCCATCTAAATAGTATACTCTATTTTTATCAGCTAAAGTAAAATATGGAAGTTTACCAGAAAGAACTTTTTCTATTCTAGATGCAAATTCATCTACTTCAGATAAATCATTCATAGCTAATCCAGAATCCTCTCCTTGCATTTGCCTACTTAGAAAGAATTGAAGTTTTAATTTTTCTTTATTATCAGCATTTTTTAAATGTTTTATAAATCTAGAGTTTTTTGTAAAATCACTTTCAATAGATGAAAGATATTCATTACCTTCTTTAATATTTAAAATGGTCTTACTCATAAAATCATGTTGAGCAAGACTTTGATACATCTTATTATCTGGACCTAATACAGAATTACTAATTAATGTATTTTGAAACCTAGCCTCTAAATCAGATAATTGCTCTAATTTTGTTTCATTTAAAAATGGTGACTTAATAACTTTATCTTCACTATCTAATTTAGGTGGATTAGATATTAAATATTCTATTGAGTTATCAGAATTTTTAAATAAATAACCCATTACATTATTAGAATAAAGACTATTAAGAGCTTCTAATGAAGTTTCTCCTGGTCTTGTATCTAAATACACCTTTAGTGACTCAGTATTCATATTAATACCTACTACACTCATTAGAGTCAATGTATCATCTATTAGTTTTGGAGTAATCTCTTTAGCTTTACTTACTTCTAAACTTAATTTATCATATTGAGCAAGGATTTTTTCAGCAGTAACTTTTTTTAGTAATGGTTTACCTTCATTATCAAAAGATAATAATCTATCTATATAATTAGAATCCCATTTACTTAATAATTTAGTAGAATTAGTATACTTATTTGGATCTATATTCCTAACTTCATACCCTATAGTATCTTTATCTGTAGATTTTATATATTCCTTTAACCATTCTATTTTAAAATTATCTAATGATCTTACAAATTGAGTACGTTGATTCTCAGAAGATTTTTCTAATAGATTTACTAATTCATTATATTCTTCTCTATATTTTACTTGATCTAATAATATATTTTTAAATACTACATATTTATCAGACTCTCCTATAGTATCAGCAGTACTACTTAATATTTCGGATAGATCATTCCAGGTACTAGAAAAATCAGCAAATTTTCTTAATCCTAATACAGTACTAGTTCCTTTTTTAGGAAGGAAAGCAACCATTAATTTTGTGCTAACTCTAGCCTTATCTAATGTACTAATAAGATATGAATCAGTTATGTTTATTCCTTCATTTTTAGTATCTGGATCTTCATCTGGATCTATAGATATTCCTAAACGAATAAGCTTTCTATCCATTTTTATTTTTAAAGCTTCTAAATTTTCCTGCTTTAATATCTCCTCATAATTATTAGAATAATCAAAAATTCCTTTTTCTTCTAATTGTTTTTTTTGTTTCTCTATAGATGTCTTTAAATCTTCAGTTGTAATACTAGTAATATCATCAATTAGTTTTTGATTATCTACATCCCATACTGTTAGAAATAATAAATTATCTACAAGTTCTTTCACATCATCTCTTGTAAATTTAGATAATGGAGCATCAGTACCTTCAGATAAACTTGATACTAAAGTTGTATCTATATCATTTTCTAAGAATGCTTTTAATACATCATCTTCATTTTTTAAATGATCAATTTTACCATCTAATGCTATCCATACAAATTCAGCAAGTTGTGAATTATTACCTGCAATTTTTTCAAAGTCCTTATAAACTTTTAATGTCTTTGGTGCACATTTACTCATATTAACAATTTGATTTTAATGTATTAATTAATAATGCCTTAGCTTTCTTCATAGCTGCTTCTTCTCCAACTAAAGGCTTAAACTTATTAACAGATTGTATAAACTCATCTATTCTTTCTTTAGACAAGAATACACCTAATGTAGAATTTTTAACATCTGATAAATATGCTTCTACTTTAGAATTAATTTTTTCATTCTCTTCTTTTTTCTTCAAAGCTTCCTTAATTTCTGAAGCTGAGGTACTAGCTTTAATTGGTTGTCCTGTATCATCTTTAATAACTTCTTTTGGAGATTGCTCTTTTTCTAAAGTAACTAGTTCTGCATCATATTTAGTAATATCATAAACATAAAGCTTACCTTTACCGTTTAACCATTCTTTTGTTTGTTGATATTTTGGAGTATTATTTTCAAAATCTTCAGATTTTTCTATAGCTTCCCTACTACCAGCTTCTTTGATTGTCAATAACCCTCTATTAGTTACTAAAAAATCTTTACCACCAATGTTTACAATAGCAGTTTCTCCTACAGGAATATTTATTTGTTTAGCTTGAGATTCACTTCTTGTAGTAGTTGTTTTAGTCCCAGCTAATATTTTAGCAACATTGTCAGGCTGCATTTGTATTGTTCTTCTTTCTATATCAGCTTTTTGGGATTCTATTTTATCCTGTTGTGCTGGACTATCAACAATCATTTTATCCGGAATTGCCTTATCTTTTAAATCAATAGTTTCAACTACAGTCCCTTTACTATTAGAGTAATCAGAAGATATTTGAAATGTAGGTTGTGCAAATATAATTCCTTTAGGTCCACTAAGACTATTAGTAGTTAATAATTCATTATTTAATAAATGATTTTTATATTCTGGATTATTGAAGTTTTTGTAATTAATATTTCTAATCTTTTTTGTTGTTAACCAGTTAATAAAGTTATCTCTAGCTCCATCTGTATTATTTGCTAAATTAGACATTGATACTTTATTTTTACCATAAATCATCATATTTTTTTCTCTAAGTAATGGAAACATCTTTTCTTTACTTGAGGCTCCTTCATAAACTAATGCATTCAATAAGTCTATAACGGATGATTCTTCTTTATTAGGTAGTGTTTTAATCAATGATGCTATTAATGGACTTGTTAAATCTAATCCAGAATCAATTAATAATGTTTTGTTAGCTAATGGATTCTTACTATCCCATATACCATTATATATCTCATATATTAAATTAGCTTCTTCTTCCTTTAAATTAGATACTTGTACCCTTAATGGAAAATATGTACCGTTAGCTGTAGGTATTTTAACAAATATAGCTCCTGGTGAAGCTTCTGGATTTTTAGATAATCCTAAATCTGGATCATATGTAAACTTTTTATTTGTTTCATCATAACCAGTATATAAGTTACCATCATTACTTCTAACTAAGAATGTAAAGTTATTATTATTTTGCTCTTGTAATGCAGCTTTTAATTCTACATTATTTTCAGTTCTTTGTACAGATCCAGGACCTTTAGAAGTTATCTTAGAGTATATAGTATTAGTAGGAGAAGATAATATATTTTCAATTATACTTCTTCTAGTTTTAGCCATGGTTGTAGCATATCCTTCACTTTTATTAAAAGAAGGGAGATGCATATACATTTCAATAGGAAAAGTTAAAAAGCTAAATCCTTGTACATTATCAAATGTAACTTTAATTTTACCATTATCAACTATATTAGATATATAAGCTTCCTTCTCAGTATCAGTTTTTAATTTAGAATATTGTTCAATATCTAAATCTTCTATAGTTATGCTAACTTCTTGATTAGTAAATAAATTATCTGGATCTTCTAATATAGTAGCGAGTTGTTCATCTCTTTCTTGTTCCTCTGCAGTTTTAGGAGATTCTCCTAGTGTGCCATGCTTCTCTTCATATGATTTAAATCCTTTAGCTTTATCTCCTTGGCTATTAAATGAGAACCAAGCTAATGATAAAGGATTACTACTTCTATTAGACTCTTTAGTTTTATCATCATGTTTACTATCAGGAGTATTAGATGGCTCTACATCTACTACATCCTTATTAAATACTTGAGTTGCAGATGCTACTATTTCATCCTTCTTTGTTTTAATTGGGTCTTCTTTTACACTAGAGGCTTGCTCTTGTTTAGCAACTTCTTTAGCTGCATTTTCAACATCTTGTTTATCTTCTCTAGAAGTTAGCACTCCTTCTGGTGCAAATTGTTTAACAAATTCTTCTGGGGATAATGCAACTCCTGATTTAGCACTTAAATCTCCAACAATATACCTACCATCTTTTGTTATACCCATTAACTTTTTAATACTACCATTAGCATCTTCATATAGTTTACCCACTACTGGAGAGTCTCCTTCTGATTTAACAGGAGTAGTAGCTTCTCTAACTTGTGTATTAACTACAGATTCAACTGCAGCTTTATGTAATTTAGCTCGATGCTTTTGTTCACCTTCTTTAGTTAAAGACTTATTAAATTCTTCTTGTAAAGTTTCTAATTTCTTATCACTTTTCTTTAAGGTATCTTTATATTTCTGTAATCTAGCAAAGGCAGGTTCTTTTTTTATTCTACCTATAAAGTTATTATACTGATTAAAAGCAGTATTATCCGCAGTTTTATCATATGGATTAGTATCTAATGATTCTAGGTTATAAGTAAAAGGTGTTGTTATAAACTCACCTTTAACTCCTTTTTGTACAGGCTTATATCCTGGTGTAATACTAGTATCTACTATATCTTGAAGTTCATTAGTTGTATCTTGTATCTTATTTAATATACCTTCTCTATATGTTTTAGCAATATCATATTGAGATCTATTACTTAATATACTAGCTATATTACTTCTTGATCCATATCTATTATAAACCTTTTCTATTTTACCAATTCTATCTAATAGATTAGTTAATGATTTCTTACCTTCTTCAGTTATTTCTGGATTAGATAACATCTCTCTAGTTGATTCTTCTAGATTACCTAGAGTACCCATTTCAATATTACTAATAATCATTCCATCGTTAATACTAATCTCCGCAGCTTCAGCAGTTTTAATATCATCTTTAGACATAGCCTCATTAATTAAAGCTATTTTTTCATTTGTATTATTAGCACTATTTTTAACATACTCAGCATTAGAAGCCATGGTTTCTTGTTGATCAGCATGTCTCTTTTTATATTCTTCCCTAGCTGTTTTATTTAATTTTCCAGATGTTACTTCAGATAGAATACGTTGAGGTCCACCACCAAGGAATCCCATCATACCTTCAAGCAATGCTTGATCTGATGTAGCAAATCCTAATAATCTATCTAAAGTATTTTCTGGTAGATCAGAATCTAATCCTGCATCTTGTTCAGCTCCATATTGAGCTTCCATTTGAATTACATTCTGAACTATTTCTTCTCCTGCTTCTTTAGCTCCTTGTAATACTATATTATCAGCATTTGGTGAAATTATATTTTTCCCAAACTCTTTTACTCTATTTCTAAATCCTGGTGCGTTAAGGATATTACGTTGAGCACCTTTGAGTCCTTTTGCTAATCCATATAAAGAAAATGCATCAGATAACATCATAGCTCTGTTATTTAATAACATTTCATCTGCTGCTTGTCCTGCTAATTGCCTAGCTTTAGATTCTTCTACACCTTGTTTTATTAATGATTCATATGTATTCTCATATGTTTCAATACCCATTATCTTACCTTCAGCATAATTCTGAATAGCACCTGCACCTAATGCAGTAGCCGCATTAAATCCTGCATCTCCTGCTGCAGCCATTACTTCAGATAATTTAGCTATTCTCATAGCTTTTAATCCTGAACCAATACCTTTTAAACCTGCACCTACACCTTTAGCAATTGCTCCACCTGGTAATCCAAATCCAACTGCACTATCCAATATACCTTTTACTGATGACCAATAGAACCCAGAATCTCCCCAATCAAATGTTTCATTATTAGGTCTATAAATAGGCATAGCTTCATCTATCCCTTCTTTAACTTGACCCATTGCTTTAGCTAACCAGTTCTTTTCCCAAGTATCTTGACCATTTAACCATTTAATATGATTGTCAAAATCAACTATATATGATACATCTTCTACAGCAGTAGCTAAACCTGATGCTATACCACCAACTATACCATTAAATGCTTGAGCTGTACCAGATTGGTTCTCAGCACGCATTTTATTCACATCTTGTCTAAGTAGGTTAGTTTTATCTAAATCAATATAATCTTCATATTTAGATAATCTATCTAATCCTAAATCTGCTACAGAATGAGTTCTAGATCCAGAAACTCCAAATCTTCGATCTTGTTCACCACTAAGCTTTAATCTATCTAAAGCTTCTTTTTTATGAATAGGTAAATTATTTTCATCTAGTTTAGATGGGTTATCTAATGGATCTACTGCCATATATTATTATTTTAGTATTGCTAAATCTATTAATCTTCCAACTGATCCAGCTGTGAGGGATCCGGCTGGGGTTGAGAATCCATCAATATCTCTTTGTTGTATAAGTAAAGATACTGAACCGTCTTCATTATTAACTATTTTAAGATCTTGATTTCTAAACTTAGTTTGTTCTTCTCGAGGTAAATAACTTAATATATCTTCAGTTTGATTATAATCTGAATTTTTAGAAATAGGTTTTAGATTAGCATATTTATGACTATCTATTAATTGTTGTTTAATAACTGGATCTCCCCCAGAAAGTATATCATATGTTTTTTCAGTAGTTTCCTGTATAGGTCCACCAATATCTTTAGATTGTATAGTAACACTTTGATATTCTCCCTCAGCATCTTCATATTTAAAATATAATTCTGGACCATTTATTCCGTTAATTATTTTAACAGATTGCTTATCTAAAGTTTCTACAGCCTTCTCTAATGGTAAATTATTCTCCGTTGTTGAACCAACTATATCCCAATTAATATCATTAATTGCTGATTTAGCTTGATCACCAAAGTACTTTCTAGAGTCAGTAGAACCTTTTGAAGAACTTAATATAATATCTTTAGCTTCAAATATTTCACCTTTAGATATATATTCATCTCTATCTTTTTGTAATTTATCAGTATTAACCCCTAGATTTTCTCCTAATACATCTTCCATAAGTGATTGTTTACCTCCTAACTGCATACCTATCCATAATCTACGAGTATAGTCTTCATTTGATTCATTAGGTCTTTTTTCATTTCCACCATAAAATGCAGGATTTCTATCCAATACTTGTTTCATTAATTCTGGTTTATCTTTAAAATACTCCTTCTTAACATTTATAACTGCCTTCTCATTTGTAGATAATCTTTTTGAAAAGTTATCATTAAGTCTATCTCTTTGCTCTAGCATATATTCATATTGTCTAGGATCAGTTGTTTTTAGCTCACTTAATTTATTATCATAATCTTCCATTTTAGGATATTCAGCAAAATATCCTTGAGTTTTACCAGATTGAATAAGAGCAAAAGCTCGTTCTTGTTTCTTTTGTAAGTTTGCGTTAGCAGCTTCATATTGACCAGTAATAGTTCTCTGATCACTAACTCTAGGTTTACCAGCATTTACAAATCTCTCAAACATCCATTGATTCTTATCTTTTACATTACCTTCCTTATCCATTAAAGCTTCTGGATTATGTTTTTTATAATAATCATAGGTATTAGATTCCTGTCTACCTGCTCCACCTTCTGAATATTGTTGAAATTGATCACCAGCAATATCATATATCTTACTTTCTTTTATTCCTTTCCAACCTCTTTCAAAATATCTTTTCATATCACCTTCACCAAGGCTATCTAACCATTCTCTTCCGTCAGTACCAATATTTTTAAAGTATTTTTGTTGCTCAGTTAGTACATCTATTCCAGGTAAAGGAGATTCTTTACCTCTTATAAATTCAGCAGCAAACTTTCTATCTGGACCCTCCTGAGATAAGTATTGATTATAAGAATCTAAGAATGCCATATCATTAGGTCTATATAGTTTAAACCCTTTAGGATCTTTTCTATAGTCATCTATTAATTCATCATGCTTCTTTTTAAGAGCTACACCTTCTCTAATCTTTTGTAATCTAGGATCCACTCTAGATGTCGTTATATATTTATTTATTTCTCTTCTAGTATTAGCATCAGCTAAATCTTTTTGTGATAATCCTTCTATAAAAGATTTATGCTCTTGCTCTATTGCTTCTAATTGTTCAGAGTCATATTCTGGAAGTGCTATTTCTTTAAGTAATTCACTTTCACGTAAATCTAATTCTTGTTGAGATTTATCAGATTGAGCTTGTCTTTGTTGTAATGCTTGATTCATTAACCCAATATTCTCAGGTACAAACTGCGAAACATATTGTTGTTGAGCAGGTTGATAATATCTATTTATCTTTGCCATATTTAAACTGGTTTATTTGTAGCTATAGAATACATAACTGGATTTCCATCCGGTCCCTTTCTCCATTCATATCCATTTTGTTTCATATAATTATACATTGCTCTATCTTGTGCCTTACCTGCTAGAGCATCTCTATTAGCTGTAGCAACACTTGTTCCTAATCCAGTTAATCCTTGACTAAGTGCGTTAGCAGCAGCAGCATCATTTTGAGCTTGTAAATTTTGAGTTTGTCCTAATATCTGAGCATTTTGAAAATCACCTTGATTATATATTCCTACATTTTGATTAGATTGTCTCTCTTGTATATTAGCCATGGCGTTAGCTTTATCTTTAGTTAAAGATGTATTTTGAGCTATCATATTACTTAAAGCTTGTCCAGAACTAGTAGCATTTCTTCTAATATTTTCTCTAGCAACATTAGCTGCAGTATTATATGCATCTGTAGTGCTTTTTAAAGCTGCAGAATAATCTACACTTTTAGGACTAACTAAATTAGCTTTAACTTGTTCAGCTCCTTTTGCACCTTGTATAATGTTAGAAATATTACCAATATTTTGAGCAGCAAATATACCAGCTTTTTTCCAATCAAATCCTTGTCCTTGTGGTGGATTAACATCTCCTGATTTCCCTAAATAATTATACATAGATCCTACTGGTTTGTTAAAATCCTCACCCAATGTCATAGGATTACCTTGTCCAAATGATTGATCAGTATTTCTACCAAAGTTATTTATAGATTGACCACTACCAAATCCAGTATTAGGCATAACATTTTCACTTTGTAAGAAGTTAGGAGTAGCGTATTCCATATTGGTTGGCTCATTAAGACTATTAGATTGATTAGATATAGGATTAATATTTCCTGAATTCCCTGTATAGGATTGTAATATGCCTAGATCTGGATTAAGTGTTTTATTTAAATCATTAAATGCGGATAAATTTAATCCTTGATTATAACGTGAAGAATTAAATAGACCACCAGGAGTAAAATCTTGTTCTACTTGTTCATCAAAACTCAGCTCACTTCCTCCTCGATACTTTAGTGTACCTCCATATTCACGAGTTCCTCTAATTCTTTCTTCTTGCTCTTTAGAAAGAAGTACCGGTTGAGCTCTTACTGATTGCCTTTGTCCTAAATGCTTGGGACCTATAAGTTGATCCCAAAGTGGAATATTACCTTCTACTGATCCTGAGTAATTTATAGGTTCCAGTCCTTGTTTCTCACGCCTTAAATTATTCCAATCTAAATTTGCAAGATAATCATTTAAATCTCTTTGTGAAACTACTCCTTCCGCAACTAAATCTTGTTGACTTAATTTAGTATTAGCTGGTATATTAGTTCTATCTAAACCTTTAGCTTTTAAGATTGCTTTTCTAACTCCCTCTATTTGTTTATTTCTTATACTATACTCATCTGATACATTAGAGGGATATTCAACTCTTCCCAAATTATCTCTCCTAACATGTTCCCATCCACCTAATGCTGTTTCGTTATTTTCATATATTGGATCTCTTGTAGTCATGTATGGATTTGTAGAATCATCTACATTCATACTTCCTAAATCAGGGACAATATATTTTTTACTACCTATTGTGTCAATATCTCCTGGTTTTACAGTAGCATTTTCTTGATTAATTAAATCTAATTGAGTAGGTAGTTTTCCTCCATCAGGATATTTCCCTATCTTACCTCCACAGCCAAACATCTCATTCATTTTATCTTGATGTTTAAGCCCTAATCTTTCTCTTTCATTTTCCTGCATTGCCATAAGAGATTTCATTTCTCTTTCTAATGCTTTCTTATCGTATGCATCATTTTGTCTTTGCGTATATTTCTTATTAATTCTTTTAGATGCATCTGAGAAACTATAATCCTTACCGGGTAGTTTTACTTTTTCAGAGAAGATGTAATCTTCCCATCTAGTCTCTTTATCTTCAACTTCATTATTTGTATTACCTAATGCAATGCCTCCATTCTCATGAGTATTTCCATTATATTCAGTAAGATTACCGCCATTTTCATATCCACTAGGTAGTTGCATATTGTTAGACATATTAGGAGCAGATGTTCCAGCCGCATATCCTCCTAGTTGTCCAGCTATACCTGTAATAGCTCCAATCTGTTGTGCTTCTTGACTCTCTGGAGATCCTGCAGAAATACCTTGCCCCAAGCCTTCAGAACCTACCGCTATAGATTGTGGTGTTGTAGCTCCACCTGTAGCTATTGCTGTACCTAAAGCTCCTGCAGCTTGACCATATCCTGCAATAGATCTTTCTTGATCAGTTATATCTTTATCAATAGATCCATGAATAGTATCTATCCCTTTGTTTGCAATACCACCTATTGGACCTGGTAGGATTGATCCTGCTATACCTTTACCTACTCCAACATATCCAGCACCTATGTCTCCACCAAGATCATATTGTTTAGTTTTTAAGATTGCAGCTAGATTTGTTGATTTCTTTTTCTTTTTATTTGCCATGTTTTTAAGTAATTTGTAAAAATACTGTATGTTCTATATAGAAACAAATATTTTTAGTAATAGTTAGTAATCAGTTTTATTATAATTAATAATTAAGTTAATGAGGAGAAGGTCTAAAACTAGTTTCTATATCATGTAATATTAATCTTTCATTATTATTTGGTGTGTGAGTAAGTATTAATTTAATAAAATAATCTCTCATTCTAGGATTATTAGTGGAATTATCTCTAGGAATGTTTAATCTCCAGGTTCTAAGCTTTCTAATTACATTAGCATTAGGAGTTAGAGATATGATTCCACTATTCTGATGATCATTAAGTACTTGTATTGTATCAAAAGTTAAATTAGATTGATCAATATCATTAATAAATATTTCACTCTTATATTCTATATTATCAAATATAGAAGTTAATTCTCTAGTGGAAATAATTAATTCAATTATTGATGGATATATAACCCCATAAAATTTATTCTTATCTCCCTCATAGTGTAAATATCCAGCTTTTAATCTATCTAAGTAGTCAACTATTAGGTTGTTAGTAGATTCAACAGTTAGTATTTTACCATCTGTTTCTAAATACATTGATGGGATACAGTCTGAAAATTGTTCAATAGCCTGAATATTTTCATTATATTGTATAGAGTAATTAGTTATTTCATCAGGAACAGAAAGGTCCCCAGAAGATATTCCTGAAGTTAATTCTGCACTTAAGAAAGTCATGTGTACTTTATTTCTAACTCTATCAAATATACCATGTACTCCCTTTCCTTCTAGTAACCTATCACTTTTTAATAGATTACCATTAATTTTTAAGAAATGAGAATGTAATCCTTTAATATCACTAATAGGATTAGTTGAACCTTCATATCTCATCCATTTCTTTAATATAGCATCAAAGAAGTGAATAGAGTTTCCAGTTACAACTACAGATAGTTTATGTCTTGTTCCTGTATTTCTAGATATGTATCCAAAGTCATCTAGTATCCCACCGGAACCAACTGTTAAAGCTACACCATTTTCATCATTAATAACTGATCTATCATTAATAGAAGCTACACCAAATGACCTATCTTGAAAGAAAAAGAATTTATCTTTTAGAGTTGTTATTTTATTAATTTGTCCGTACTGACCCTCAACTTCTGTATAATTGTTTATTAGAAATACTCTCCAACTATCCAATAATTCTCCATCTATTTTGTTCTCACTTGCCCAAATTCTATGAGGAAACTCTTCTACCGTATTGTTAATAAACCCTTTAGGATAGAATATTGCCTTAACATTATTCATTTTCCTATAGTGATCTGAAATACTATATGTAGCAGGTCCTTGACCTATTCCACCCATTCCTGAAAGATTAGTAAACCAATCTCTCCATTTAGGTCCTCCATAGTGACCATCAGTCATATATTCTGTATTGATAGAGGTTTCGCAAGGGAAAGAAAATCCTAAGTGATATTTTACATCTGTACCTGCAGAATCCAAACCATCTACTGCATCACCACCAAAACCATTCATATAGTAATACTGATAATGAAATTGTGTTACATAAGTATCTCCTCCGAATACTACTCTAGTTCTAGAAGATTGCGAATATTCTTTTAGAGATTCATATGATCCTGTTGCTATATAAGCATTATTTGACCTTGCCTCATAGGTACTTCCTCCATAAGAATTAGAATAAGGTCTTTCATAACTAACCTCTTTCCATAACCATACATCCGGAACTCCACTACCTATCTCTCCAGATAATTCAGTCCATGGAGTATTAATATCTACAATTTGCTTAGTATCCCCTATTCCAGCAGGTTTTTTTTGATTATCCATTGATGGGGAACAATTGATAAATTTTTTATTAGTATTATTAGGACCATTGAATCCAGCGGTAATTATTTGCCCTGGATATAATATTTGCTCCCTAACAATTTCTACTGTTTGACGACTAGCTGATGGGGTCCAATAACCACCTAAGTTATTATACCCTACTACACTATTATCATTACTCCCACTTTCTACATTTACAAATTGATACTCACTACCAGCTTCATATCTATCTTTATAAAAACCTATATGTCTTAATCTATCTCCAGACCTCCAGGAATAATTCGTATTTGCTCTCATTAAGCTGGTAGGTGAAATTATTACTCCAGTAGTAGCAGCCCCAGCATCTCCATTACCTAATTTTGGTATATCACTTATAGTAAAACAAGATTTGAGATCTCCATATACTTTAATATCATCATCATAATATATGGAAGTGTTTTGGGTTTGATTTAATACAAGGTAAGGAAGAAAAGAACTTCTATTTCCATTAACGTAGCTTCTAGATAATCTTCTATGAGTTACTGGATCATTGGTGAAGTTATTCCAAATACCTGTTCCTAATCTTGTTTTATCTTGTTCTAATCTTTCTACTCTTACTATTTCGTATCCAGAAATTTTATCTTGAATACTAGAAACATCTAGATTAAATTCAATACCAATTGATTGCCCTAATATAGGTTCATCAGCAGTAAATGGATTTGAAATAGGAGTGCCAGAAATAGCATATGGATAGCTTCCCCCTACATTCTCATATGATTCAGGAAATCTAATATCCCCTATCCATTTAACATTAAATGGATTTCCTTCTTTATCGTAGAATGCCACTCCAAATCTATAAGTCTCTCCTCTAGCATATCCAGTAAAAGCTCCAGTCATTGTAGGACTTTTGAAATTTTGAAATTCATCCCCATTTCCCCTAACCTCATTGTTAAGCGATGGAGTACCATATATAGGAGCTTCTTTATTCCTACCCGCCCCGATAGTATTATATTCCCCACTACCTTGTGCAGTAGGTGGAAAGGCTGTAGGATTTGGAAAATTACTTACCCTCCCACTCCAAGATTTTTTAAGAGGTATGGGTTGTGTAGTAAAGGTATAGGAAATATTAGGTCCTTCCCCTCCTAACGTAATACCATCTGCCTTGTATTTAAACCTATTACTTGTAGATAATAGTGAAGTCATGACAGCATCAGCATCCGATAAAGCTGAATTATAAGGATTAGTAGCATCATGTTCCTCTGGAACAGATGTATATATTGGAGAACTTCCATTTAAAGTAATAGAAGTAAGCTCCCTATCAGTTAAGTAAGCCTTTCTATCAATAGCTGGAGTAGTAGATAGAGCACTGAATCTATATGCCCTTGTATCAAATCCATCTAAAGTAGTATCCTCTGTATCAACATTAGCCGCTATAAGTCTTTTATCCTTTATAGTAATTGTCTTACATCTCTTAAAACTTCTAGTTAAAAATGCAAACTCTTCCGGAGTAATTGGAATATCTAATCCTTTATTAGTATGTATTACCTCTACATTACCATCACTAGGAACATCAGTTTCAGCAAATTTATATATAGATGTAGACGTTCCTACAGTAACAATAGCTATATGCTCAATTACTTGAAATGAAGTATCTATATTACTAACAGTATAGTATACTGATTTATTTCCAGTAGAATATGATCCACCATAAGTTTCATAAGCTCTATTTGGAGTAATATCAGAAGAGGGATCAAATGGTGCTAGTGGTATCGGATTTGTCACAGGAGAGAATGTACTATATCTTCCTCCTGTAGAAAATAACCTATATGCATATTGTATTACTGCTCCGTCTGGAAGAGTTCCCGTCTCTCTTACTGCAGTTACAACTGGAATACTCATATCTATACCTTCGGTAATATTTAAATCTGATGGAGATTTTCCTGCTAAATTAGGATCTAATACATTTGCAGTACGTAAATTATTGTATTCATCTGTCCAATAAATTCTTCCTGTTTTAGAATTTTCATAATGTCCAATAGCCTCTGTTCCAATATGCCAATAAGTAGAAAAATTAAGATTGTTATTATATATTAAATGATCAGGTACTGTAAGTGTATTATTAGCTCCTATATTATCTATAATCTTTGTTACTGGATCATATTTAAATTTCCATATTTGTCCTGCAGAATTTGGAGTAGCGGAAGTTTCATTAGTAGTAAATAAAATAACATTATCTCTAAGGGTTGTCCAACCAATAATTTTTAAATTGGATTGTGCCTCAACTTCGTATGACCCATCATTAACGCTTAATCCTAACCAACCTTTAATACCAACAATACTAGAATCTAAAGGAATAATATAAACAAATTCTCCATTTCTAATAATTTTTATACTAACTCCTATTAAAGCAGATAAACCTGTATTTAGGTCAGTTACTAAATCTTCTATAGAAGATACTGAAGCTGTAACATAAGATGTAAACAAGGTGTTATTAATAAGATAATCTACCTGAAATGTTCCAGCAATAGGATCCTCTGGATTATTAAATCTAACCTTCCAAAATGCTGGAATGTCCGGAATATTAAATGAAAGAATATTACCATCTTCATTCTCTATATTACCTGAAGATAAACCTTCCTCAGTTAATACTTTAATATTTGTACCTTTATAATAGTTATTATTATCATACTTCGACTTAGAAGTATCTTGATTCATACCTTTTATAAAAGAATTTTTTAATTTAGCCATTATCTAATTCTTGAATTTCTATCATTATTAGAATTATTAAATCTTTTTTCCATTTGTCCATCACTTTTAAAAGCAGTATTATGGGAATTAATATTAGGAATAAGTTTAATAAAATTATTTTTCCAACTTTCCATTTCATCAATAGTAGGTATTCTAGCAGAAGAATCTGCGGCAGCAGTATACCAAGCTAACTCTTGCTCTATTTTTTGTACTACTCTACCTGATACTGGATGTCCTTGTATTTCTTTTTTAAATACCATCTTATCACCTATATATGCTTGACAAGCTTTAATATATTTAATATTATCCGGTATCATTGGATAACCTCTTTCATCTGTAGGATTAGCTAGATATACCAACATTACATCACCTTTATCAAAACTAGTAAAAATATAACCATTATTTAGTTTGTATGTATCTTCTAGATTATTACTATTAGAAACTGTATCATTACAGAAATATGAAATATGAGTAGTATCAGTAGATACTCTCATTGGAATATATACATTACCTTCTTTTCTAAACCCTTGAATAAGTTTATGTAAATCACAAGGTATTTTACCTCTATTATCTTCTATGGTAATTGCTTCTTGATGACCTAATGATTCATTACCATCTGTTGCCTTTTGTATATATGTCATAGGAGCACCTATTAAATCTAAACACTCTCCAATCCATTCTACGCAATTAATCCAGTTTAGTTCAGTGAATCCGTAGTCTCTTCCTACATTTTCAATGACTCTATCTAGTTTAATATATTTACCATTATTCATAATAATCTATTTTTATATTTTCTTTAACTATTTTAGATATATATCTTTTATTGCTTCTTGTCATTACTAATGAATACACAGAAGAATTTTTAATATTACATGTTCTTTTATCCCAATACCATTTATAATAATAACCATTTGTATGATCATTAGTGTGATATATAATCTTATTGTTTTCTTTTGCTTCTGGATTCCTTTTCCATAAATCATTAGTAGCCTTCCAATTTGGATGCAAATGCCTAGTTATTAATTTTCCATTAGGATCTATCTTTAATCTTGTCTTATGTTTCCTAATTCGCAATCCACCTAATCTAAAAGGTAATCTAAGCTCATTAGAGGCACTTACTATATTTTTACATACTTCTACATTAAAATACTTTAAAATAGCTCTATAGCGACTTAAACTAACAACTGGTTTATTATTTGCTTCCTGATTAAGTTTATATGCCTTATACATATCTAATATTCCTAAATCAGTTTTATATATTTTTCTATTATCTGTTTTAGTAGCCATTAATCTTTAGTAACTGTATTATCTGAACCATCATTTAATATATCAGATGGTATATTATATCTTTGTGCATACATATTAATTAGTTGTCCCATAATGTATGTATACATCCAAGTTTTTATTGGATAAGGATCATTTGAAGAATAACAAGGAGAACCATCACTACAATTAATAAATGGAGTTACATCTGCCGGATTCTCAAATACGCCCCTAACATTAATAGTTTCTATAAATTTATGATTATCTGATTTAGAAACTAAATATATTCTACTATTAGCTAAGTACCAATATATTTCTCCAGTTGTATATTTACCATTACCAACCCATTTAGCTCCATCAAAAGTAGTTTTAGAAAAATCTTTTAATGTTTTATTAACTGGTCCAACTGTAGTTATAGCTACATCGTTATATAATTCAATAGCATTAGGAATCTTTAGTACTGTTCTAAGTACTTTACATCCTGTAGATACATCACAGCATTCTGCTGGATCAGCTAATTCCATTGTTACACACCCTAAATCTTGAATAGTATTAGGGTCAATACTTCTATTTTTATTAAATTCATTACGTAAAAGTAAAGCTCTTTGAGTAGCAACATCAAATGCTATCATTCTAGGAGATAACTCAGTATCATCAGATAAATGAGGTTTTACTTTTTGTAAGATATTAAATACTATTTCATTTTCTGTCATCTTATAAATCCATTAATACGTTAATAGGTTGTTTACCATTATCTAATATAACCCCACAACCAATTGCTGGTTTACCATAGTTCTTTGCATATGCCATAGCATATGATTTATGTTCAATACCACACCCAACTTGCATTCCAAATATCTTTATATTTCTACCTACTAACCATTCAGTATATGCTTGTGTATGTAAATGTCCTTGAACTACACTTTGTAAATCTTTTTTCATTCTACTTCTAGCAGTACCTCCTTCGCCATGAACATATAATACATCATTGTATGTTACAGACTCTGTAAAGTTCCATTTAGGAGTACCTAATACTTCTTTATACTCTCTAATCCATTTTGTAGGTATTGCAGAAGATTGTGCTTTTCTCATAATTATTCTATCGTGATTACCTATAATAACATCAGCTACAGGAAATGCCTTATACCAGGCTTCTACTTTATCTATTGCCAATTCTAATTCTTGCAATCCACCCATCCCATTTGCATCAGTTTCATGATAACTGGAATAATGATTATCTATTATATCACCTATGAATATAACTTTATTACATTCATATTTTTTATATGTTTCTTTACAAAAATTTAAATAATTAGTTAGTTCAAATGGTAAGTGAATATCACCAATAACTAATATATTTTCAATATTATTTTTTTCTACAATTACCTTTTCTTTAATTTTATTACCTATACTTCTTACATGAAGCCTAGCTATATTAACATCTTTAATTGTACAGTTCCATTTCTTAGATAAAGCTCCAGCACCATTAGTCATGTACTTAGGATTATCTATAAACTTTTGTATTACTTCTTCTCTTGTCATATTATTTTTTTAGATTAATAAAAAAAGAGTCTAGGGTTTAATAAGTTATATTAGCTCCTAGACTCTTTAAAAACATGTTTAAAATCAAAAATCTAGACAAATGTAATACTCTTTTTTATTAATTCCTAATTTTTTAGTACTTTTTTTATATCTTAGTTCCGTAAGCTATAATGTTAAATTCATCAATACCCGTCCCTAAATTATCTCTAACCTTAAATATAAGTTGGTCAGTAGTTCCTTTTTCTAATCTAACTCCCCAAGGATTCCCAAATAATAGAGATAAATCAACATACACAATAATAGCATCAGCCCCTGATCCTGATAGATCAATTATTTGAGGGACATATCCTCCGTTAGATAATCTGAAAAATTCTAAATTATCTTTTATGCCATCGTGGATTGTTAGTTCTCCCAGTCTAATAGACTTCCATATAAACTCTACACCATTAGTAAGGGCTGTCAAGTTTCCAAACTTTTGTAATGTAGCACTTTGGTCGGCTAACTTTATGGATAACGATTTAATGAAATAGTCAAAATCAGCATCAGCATTTATTGAAAATTCAACATTAGTGCTGGAACCATCAACCCTCATATCATTACTCACGCCATTCTTAAAGTAATTCCTAAATGGTAAACTCTCTACTTTTTCATCAGTAGGTGGGTGAGTGTGTACGGTTACAGCAATTTCTCCCTCTCCATTTACTTTGAGAGGTTGACCATTTGCTCCAATTATCCTAGTTACAGTCGCCATTATTCTTGGTTTCTTGGATCTTTTAAATAACCTATTAACGCACCATACACATTGAATCCACCACTGGTATTACCATCAATTTCAATAGCTAATGACCCCCCTCTAGGAATTACTATATTTAGTGACGCATATAACCTACCGTCAGACATATACAATAATGCGTGATCAGCACCTCCAGAAGTAGCTCCCTCACCATCAGCTCCTTTATAAGCTAATGTTGTGGTTTTTAAAGATTTACTACTACCAAAATTTGTATTACTATTTATGTCAACATTATTGGCATTAGTGATAGTAGTACCACTTAAAGGATTTTTAACCACCCATATATTAGCTGCATCACTTACTGTCGCAGACCTAGTACCTAATCCAACAGCTACTGCTGTGATAACGTAATCATCATCTTCATCATTTTTAAAGTAAAGAATTGTTGTTCTTGTAGTAGAAGCTGAACTAAATGCAATACTTCCAGTATTAATGTTGTATTCATTACCTACAACTGCGGCTTGTCTTTGTTCAGTCTCTGTAACTGCAAAAGTATGCAGTTGATTGTTATTGTCAACCCTAGCCCTAGAGGCTCCTGTTGTTCCGTCTAAAATTTGCTCTGCCATAATTTATTATTTTTTTTCCATCCAACATTGAACTTCAATACAAGCTGTGGTTGCTACTCCAGGTTGTACTGCTATAGCAATAGAACTTCCTCCTGGAACAATTAAAGCACCATCATACTCCTGTATTGAGTGTCCTGGTAAATGTATTGTGAATTGACTAAATTGAGTTCCATCTGTTACAGTTTTACCATCAGCAGATGCTGCGTAAACTAACCCAGGGAAAGTTTCATTAGATCCTAGGTTTGAAGGTACGACTATACCATTATTTGCATCACTAATAAGTGTGCCTGTGGTTGGGTTTTTGTAAAATTTAGATTGTAAGCTATTCATACTTGTACCTGTCCCACATATCCTAACTTTATCTATAAATAAATTTTTAGATGAGTCTGTGTTTTTGATGTAGAGCATACCTGTAAAGCTTCCTGTAGTCGTTAAACTAATGAAGTCTGATGTTATAATATAACCTGTTCCATCTCTAAGTGAAATGTCAGCCATTCTACTTTCTGTAATAGAGAATGTTTCAAGCCTATTATTATTATCAACTCTAGCTCTTTTTTCTCCCCCTGCCCCATCTCTGATTTCTGTTGCCATAATTATTGTGGATTATAAATTTTTCTTAAATATTTTGAACATATTTTTAATTCTTCAAGCATTTCTTCTTGAACTTCTGTTTGTCTTCTTATTATTTCTAGCAATCTATTTGATTCTGATACTTTATCTTCTTCATATATTATAATACTAATTTCATCAGTATCTTGCATTAGGGTGGTGTCATATTCTAATGTAAGAATTCTATTAGAAATAGTTCCTCCCCTTCCTTCACAAGCAAAATTATAAATTACAATATTATCAGTAATATTAGTAATTAAAAGAATATGACTTATTTTTACTACTTCATTAAAAGTAATTGTTTGAGCAATTGCGTCAAAGGTATATTCTGAATTATCTAATATTTTTTTTATCATAATATAATACTCATTGCTATAGCAAAACATTTATCTGCTTTAATAGCTTCTAAATTAGTTATTCTATTTTCGTGATCAATTATTTTTTGTTCATTTTTTTCTATATCAGTAGTATTATTACTAATATCAGTTTCAGCATTAACTAGTTGAGTTTCTTCTTTTAGCCTTCTTTCGTGAGTACCTCTATAAGTTCTAAGGGTGCCATCACTACCATAACCATAATATACTTTATTTGGTACAGCTATAGCTTTTGTGTGAATATTTCTTATCTGTAAGTAAGAACCTGGATTTGATCTAGTAAAGTTACTCATCTTTTTTTTCTTAAACTAATTACTTTTTTAATTCCTACTTTACCCATAGTATTGAATCCTGTACCAAAATCACCATATCCTACACCAGCTTCAGCCTGCCATCCTTTATGACTTATAAAATCTGCAGATATAAAACCTCCTTTAAAGCCAGGATAAACTATAAGTTCTGGACCTAAATATAATTGATTAACTCTAACTTTTTCTGTAATATTATTAATTAAAGTATCTACTCTAAATATAGTAGGGAAAGCCATTGAATAATCTAAAGTTATACTATCTGGTTTTTCTTTTGACCATACTCCTATTGTAGCGTTTAATAGAGAATCCTTTTTTGTGTACATGTGACCAATACTCCAGTTAGAGGTATCTGATTTAAATATAGTGTCAGTAGTATAATAATGAAAGTCTTTAGTTATATATCTAATATCTTTAATTGTATCATATATTATACTATCTTTTCCTTCTATATATACAGTAGTAGTGTCTCTTTTTATTATTGTTTCTCCACTAAATGGAGATATAGGAGAGCATCCTTTATCTAATAATAAAATAACCACAACTATTGTTATAAGTAGTGTCCAACCGTTTCTTATAGCACTTCTTAGCTCCATTTATTCTTCTGTAGAAATTTCTTCTTTAGAAGGTAAAGCTATTAAGCTATCTTTACTTCTTAAAAATGTTACACCTAATGTTCCCCATCCGGCAACCTCCATAGCAGAAGCACTTTTAGTAAATACTGCTACAACTGAGGCTAATATTAATACTACACCTAATGAAGTAGTTACATAATTTTTAAATAATCTTTCTTTCATCTTATTATACATTAAATTTATAAACTTTTGGATTAGCCATATTCCAAATTACATCTAAGTGAACCCAGCTAATAGGTCTACCATTCATATTATTTTCTAATCTTATTTTAAAAGGTAAAACTTCATCATGTTGTTTTAACCAATCCCTTACTTCAACTGCAGTCATTCCTTCTACATCAAAATCTACAGCTTTACCCAATACATGTCCTGATAGATACATAGTACCTTTTTTAAATTTAGACATGAATATTGATCCCATATTACTTCTTAATCCTCTTTGAGAAAATTTACCTCCTAGATGCCAATTATTTACAGTAATTGGTTTGTCTATTAATACTCTAACTACAAGTAAAGAATGTAATAACCTTGGACACATGAACTGCCAGGCTGTTTCTCCATATTTTTTGAATACTTTGGGGCTAACAAGTTCTTGTATTTTGAAATACTTTTTAATTTCAATATATATTTTCTCATCTGTCATATACTCTTTTTTAAAATTCTGCAGTTGGTTTCCAATTATATTTTTTTATTAAACTTACTACTTCTTCTTCTGATAAAATCCTTTTATTATTTCTTTTATCTAATATCATTACTGCAATAGAATCAGCTATTGATTCTACAGTTAGTCCAGTTTTAGCACTAAGCATTGCACTAAACTTAACTCTTATACTATCTTTAGAATTTAAAGTTTCATTAATTATCCTTATCTCATTAGCTGTTTTATACTTAACCATATAATCTGTTGTCATCACACCTTCCATAAAATCATGCGATTCAATAAGTTCAATTACTACATTCTCAACTTCATCTTTAAATATTGCTTCATTACCCTCAGCTATTAGTCCCCAAATCCACATAGCAATTATTGAAATTATGGGAGATATGAATCCTATTAATGCACCGTATTTATCAAAAAAATTTTTCATGATGTAATATGTAAAAAATTAGCTATTTCTTTCCAGAATCCCTTAATAAAAGTTAATAAAGTTATTGCACCTAAAACCATATATTTTTGTTTCTGATCTTTATTCTGATAATCTTCTATTGTTTTTACTCTTTCAATTAAACCTGTATCCATAAAATCATTACCTAATAATGCATCTTTTATTTCTTTCACATCTTTAGCTGTTGTATTAGCTACTTCCTCTATTTTATTAACTTGTTCTTGCATTGTAATTCTTTTTTATTTCTTTGCTTAGATGTTATTTTGTGCAATTATTGATTTATCTAAGTCTTGAAAATTCAATGGTAAAGTAGGCATCAAGACAGCCCAATCTGATCGCTTCGGCTCTACCAAAATTGGTTTGCCATCGGTAGTCCATAAATCAGGGACACCATTCCCACCCGCAAAAAATTGACTTGTATACTCACCAACCTCAATAGTGTTGCCCTCACCATCTTGGCGTTGCTCTGAAAAACTACCATACAAAAAGTTGTGAATTACACGTTCTTTTTGTCGGTAATCATTATCATTTTGACATATTAATCCTCTAAAAGTTTCCATTATTAAGATATATTGTAGGTGTCCATTAGTGTTGTTGTTAATGCTGAGTCCTCGGAAGCACTTAAATAAGGTGTGTAACACATTAGGACTCCTTTACCACTCCAATAAGTTTGAAAACCATTTATTAAAAACCCATAAGGGATAATGTTTAATCTTGTACCCGTGTTGTCCATCCAATCCCCATCGTCCGTACCTGTTATAAAATTTAGGTTTTGACTGACATTGTTTATTGTTATATCATAAGCACTACCACTACTTTCAATTTTTGCCACATACTTTGTGTTAGTATTAATCACACCCGCGTCAGTGGTAAGGTTTGTTACGGTTGCGGAAGCATTAACGGTAACAAAATTTAAAGCACCAGTTGACAATAGTTTAAACTCAAATCTATTTCTATTGTTTGAAGGTATGTTTTGTGACGAAAATAAAGGCTCATTTGAAACGGGTAAACTTGCGCCCGTTTCAAATACGAAATACATTGCGCCCGAGCTATCCGCACCCCTCCAATCTGTAACCGTATCACTTAAATAATCATTTATTCCATCATAATCAAAACTGTCATAATTATTAAAATCACTATCGGGAGATACTAACGTTGGCTGATTTGATGCCCCGGGGTTAAACACATCGTATTGCCCTTTTACATCGAATAAAGTTGTTGTTGTACCGCTTACACTATTGTTTCCAGCATACCATAATTGCGTAATATTATAATTGTTAGTTATTTGACTAATAATTAATTCTTCGGTCATACCGTAATAAGTCATAAAATCCTCGTGCATTGCCTGAATATCTGCATCTGGTTTTACTACTGAATGATAACCACTCATTGCCCAATATTGTGAGCCATAATCAGGAGAATTGTCAAGTATTTTCCCGATTGTAATATTATCTGTTCCAGTTACTTGAATATCACTAAACCACATACCATCATTTACTCCTGTGACCATATCCTCAACTACTTCAATACCGTTAAGCCAAATTTTGTAAGCTGTTCCTGTAGAATAAATTGAAAGAACTATTGTGCCGTACTCAGATGCCGCCGGCCTTGAGGCTGTCGACAATCTATTTAATCCTCCCGTATCATTTGCTCTAAAAAGTCCAGCACCTGCGGTATTAAACATTCCTAAATAGTTATTATTAACCCCATTATCTGAAGCTGCTAAACCAACCCAAATATCAGATAAAGGTTGCAATACGGTAGTTATCATTCCTAAGCTATCAGCACTTCTCCAATTAGATACAATCTTTTCGAACCCTTGAGCACCGGAAAATTGAAACACTGGTTTTCCACCAAAATCTGAACTTGTTGTTAATGTAGGTTGCTCACCAACTGCATTTGCTAAATCGTGTTCACCCGCATAATCGTATGTAATTAATTCGGCACTTACATCCTCACTTGCAACATCACCCTCTTCACAATTTACCGTTGAACTTTGGATGCTTGAAATATTATCATAAAAATTCCACTCATTTGCCACATCTGAATTATAATTGTCAAGGGCATTACTAAATCTGTAATAAGCTACTGCATTTGAAATACTTGCCTCATTCTTTGGAACACCATCATTGTAAATGTCAGCAATTTGTGGTGCAGTTTTAGCATCACTTGTAAATAACACATCAGTTATTGAGCCGTTAAAGAATAATGTATCTCCACCACTATTAGTATTACCACAACCTAACCTACCATTATCTAAACCAGCAATATCATTAAACCATTGCGTAGCATCTGTACTGACTAAAAATGACTGAGCAACCGCTACGCCATCTACATATAATACGGGTGATGTTGCGTTTTGCACTAATGCAATATGTGTCCAAGTGGCATCTGAAAAAGCTGATGCATCAGTTGTTAATTGCCATTGAATAGTACCACTATTTCTAATAACACACACAAAAGTTCCGGTTGGAGTAATATAGCCGGTTATTATGCTGTTATCATCAGTATCTCCAAAGGCAAAAAATCTCTCACTAACCGTTGGTGTGGCATCTATAGGTTTAACCCACATAGAGATAGTGCCAGTAGTTGTATTAGCTAATGGTGTTAGTACGTTGTCTGCATTTACATACTCATCCGTTGCAATACTTAATACGTTTTGATTGGATGGTGTATTAATGTTTTCAGCACTCCACATATTTGTAAAATTGTAAGTACTAAATATTGAGGCAAGAGAGAGACCTCCCAAATTCCTCCACTTATGTATACCTAATCCTAATCCAAACATTTATTTAATATTAAAGAATGATTTAAATCTTGTAATCCAAGTAATATTAGCTTCTGTTGGTACATTAAATTGTTTTAATGTTTTATGAGTAGAGATCATATTCCAAGCATCATCTCCAGACATATATCCTCCTCCCTTGTTTACAAATTCAAATGTACGAGAGTTTCTTAAAGTTCCACCTTCTTCTATAAAGATTAATTCAAATCTAACCTTATTATCTCCACTCCAACTATATGTAATATTTTCTACTTCCATACTAGGATTAGTTAATGTTAATTCTTCTGTTATTTTTACTGTTCCTATTGCTTTCATTTTTTTTAGTTAAAATGGTTTCTACAAATAAAATAAACTCCTACACCAATCGCCTTTCCGAATATGGCAGTGTCAAGCGAGGTGTTCACTATTTTTATTGTGTTTGCTGAATTATTTATTTGCGTGTTGCTACAGTTTATATATTGACCGCTAACATAATTAAATGGCGAATGATTAAAAACACCTGTAAGGGCTTCAGCTTCTGTAACACTAATCAATTCTTGTTGGTTAGGTATTCTCCAATCACTATATCCTAATGTAGTAGAAGCATATGCGTTACTTATAGCTGTATCCCAAGTTGTACCCGTAGCTGATACCACTCTATACCAGCCTAATCCAGTTAAATGATCTATAATATAATTATCTCCATAAACCTGCAAACCATTAATATCTGTATATCTGTTTGTATTTCCAAAAGTATTATCACTAACTAATGTTCTATGTGGGTCTAAGGCTGTTGTGTCTAATTCGGCATAGCTAACGGGATAAATGGGTGGTGTATAATCATAAGTTCCATTCGCTAAATGCCATGCGTCATCACCTGTCGAATAGGATGTTATTTGACCTGTAAGAGTCGGTCTCTTATAGGCAATACCACTAGGCGAAGCCCCTCCAGAACCCATACTTACTTGACCTAAACCTAATCCAAACATTTAATTATTTTTATATATTAATTACCAGAAGTGGTATGTTGATATATGATTACTGCTCCTCCTGCTAATGTTACTGTTCCAACAATAGGTACATACCATATATGTCCTGCTGAAAGAGTTTGTGCAGATAAATCATCTCCTTCTGCTACAACATTTAATGTCGTAAAGGTTGCATCTGTTATAGCATAAATAGCATATGCATTAATATTAGTATTAACATTTGTATCCGTTATAACTAAAGGCAAAGCTCCTGTAAGAGACTTACTCATAAGTTCTTGCAATCTTTTATTTGTAGTTTCCGTATCTATTTTTGTCATTATATTTTATTTTTAATTATATATTCTCACTTCAATGTACCCATCGAAATGTCCATCTGTAAAAGCTTTTTCTGTAGCTGCTCCATTAACGACAATATCCCATACTTGACACCTAACGTGCCCGTTACTAAATTCAACAGCTATTTGTTGGCAGTTTGGATCATTTTGTCCTGCGTATGGAAAGTTATGTAATATTACAGTATTATAATATTGTAAATCCCCAGCTCCTCCAGGGTCTCCAAAGTTTAAAACATACTTGCCTGGGTCACTCCTGGTGAATGTAGGAGTTATTCCCGTTGTGTTTTCATATACTTTTTCAATAGTAGGTACACCTGTTCCAGATTGTTCTACTAAAGCTGTGAAAGAAGTATAACCTCTTGCAGTAGTAGCTAAAGGTAAATTAGAAGAAAAATCTTCCAATGACATTTCTACTTCTTCATTATTATAAACTACGGATATTCTATCTGAAGTTTTTAAATTAGTTTTAATAATTTTCTTATTTCCTGGTTTTCTATTAGTTCCCATATTATTTATATTTTAACAATCTTTTGGTAAAAGCTTGTAACAATGTGTTATTATTTTATCTATTTTAGCACTTGTAAGACAGTTTAAAGTTGCATCTGGATCATATCTACACAATACTCCTAAAAGATTGTCTACAATCTTCATTTTAATCTCTAGACATTTAGTATTTCCTCCGATGGCTAATTTATCAGAAATAGATACTCCTAAAGTACCTCTTCTACACTGAAGTAATCTTCTATGTGCTAATAGACAAGCTGAAGTTATATCTGCCATAATTAATTAAAATCTATTATTCTATATAATATTGATAAGTTTAGTATACCATCTCCTGAAGCAAAACTTCCGGTAAGATTATTTAAATAAACTCCTGCATTAATTCCTGCTGTATTAACTCCTGTTGGTAAATCCCATACTGCAGTAGTATCTACTGAGCCTGTCATAGCTGTTGCAGCTACACTTGCTATAGCAGTTCCTGCTGTTCCAGTATAATCTAATTGTAAAACTCCACCACCAGTATATGCAACAGTCCCATAATCTAACCAACTTCTAACGCTTACTACATCTATAAATTTTCCTGCTCCTGCTGCTGCTATAACATTTACTGCAGAACCACCACCACCAACATACATATCTGCAATTGTTGCAGGATCTAAAGCACCAGTATACTCTAAATAAGTTACAGGAGCTGTAGCTAACATAGCATTAGTTACTTTTCCTGCTCCAATTGTAGTTACTCCTGTATTACTTATAGTAACATCTCCAGTAACTGTAACTGAATTTATAGTAGTTCCATCTCCTACTAATATTTTAGTATCTCCTGATGCATCTAAGTCACCAACATTAGCTCCATCTACTCCTATAGTTAAGGTTCCACCAGGCTTTTGTGCAAGCTGGTTATTAGTTATTGCATTATTAGCAATAGCTGCGGTTGCTACTGAACCTGCTACTAATTCTGCTCCATTTAAGTTTGCTACCCCTTCTCTAGAAGGAAATATTTTAACCTTCCAAGCAGAACCATCAAAAAGAGCAGTAATTTCAGCTTCATATAGTGCTTGTGCATCCGCTAAAGCTGTACCAAATATATTTACTGTCCATCCAGAAGCTGTATTACTTGTTATAGTACCAGCATATAAAAATTTAATATACTGATTTAATTTAGGAGTACCGCTTACTGTTATGTTAACATCTGCAGATATAGTAATTGGTGCTGCAGGTCTAATTACTACATGTTCTACATCACTATCAATATCTACAGGATATGTACCTCCTCCAGCTACTGGAATTAAAGTTGTTGTATTAAATCTATTCATAGTTATATTATTTTATAAGATGTTCTATAGTTAATTGATCACAGTTGAATGTAGTAATTGTTCCAGATACTTTACCTCTACAATCAAATACTAATGTATTAGCAGATAAATCTGCTACTGTTTCATCTTCAGAAAAATGATAGTGATCAATAGTAGAACCTGTTTCATCACATACATAACTATCAGAAGCAATAACTAAGTTTGTAGTACTTTCTCTTGTGATTTCTAATCTAACTTTTAAGTAAAATTGATAATCAGAAGTTCCATGATTTATTTGATATGGATAGGTTTTAGAAGTATAACTAGAACCAGCCATATAAATATATGCATTTGAAGTTCCAGAAGTTCCTGCTCCAGTTGTAGTAAAAATAGCTGTAAGAATTAATTTACTTCCATTTGTACTTAATGTATTAATAGGCAAAGTATAAGCCTTAGTTGCACTAAATAGTGCTATACTAGTTGAACTAGTAGTACTTTGAGTTGTATCGTTGTGTAATATTGCTACACCATTTGAACCATTTGAACCTGCTGCTCCAGTAGCTCCTGTTGCACCAGTTGGTCCAGTTATTACTGGTAACGTAATATTATCACAATCTTGACATGTATCGCACATAATTTTTTAGCAATTGCAATCTTCAAAGTCACAAAGAGCTTGAAGTTTGGTTAATAATTTTGTTATACCTGCTAAGTTATAGCAAGCTCCTAAACTAGTTAAAGATCTATATAGACCTTCTGCAAAGTTTAATCTATCTATGAAAGCTTCTGTTTCACATTCAGCACAAAGTTTATCTGGTACTTGAGCTTGTAGTTTATCTAAACAACATCTCACTTTACCAATAAAAAGTTTATGTAAAGTATAAGTTACTGTTCCACTAGGTGAAACAATAGTGTATAAAAAGGTATATACTCCATCAGCAGTACTAGTAGGAGTTATATCTGTAAAGACATAATTACCAACTACTACCTGAGCATTAATTTGAGTTGTAACATCTACAGTTTGAGTAGATGAATCAGGGAAAGTAATAAGTATAGTAGCAGATGTTATAGCTGTACTAGCATCATTAGGCGTACCAAATCCACCAGTATTACCTACTGCGTATGCTAAAGTTATATCTGTTACTTGTATTAAAGTATTATTTTCTTTAAAGCAAGCTTTTATTTTTGGACTGATTGCCATTCTTAATAGTTTTAATAATTAGTTAAAAAGAAAAGGAGAGGAGTGTTTCCCCTCCTTTTCGGTATTAATTGCTTATTAAACTATTAACCGCAAGTTAAATCAGCAGCAGTTAATGCAGTACCATCGAAAGAGTTAGCAGTAGTGTAAGCTGGTACACCATCTAATAAATCTTCTAATACATCAGTAGTATCATCAGTACCACCATTAGCATACCATTCTCCTCCACCAGTAGTAGCAGGAATTGCTATATAAACAACTTGTGGGTTGTTAGTAGGAATTAAACCACTTGTTTCAGATTTAGTAAGATTGATTGTAACAATATCATACGTTTCAGTAGATAAAGCCATTTGAGTATAGCTATTTACATTAGGTTCACCAGCTCTGTATAATTCACCATTGTTACCATTTAAGAACCATTCTAGTTCAGCAACTTGATGATAAGTACCAGTACCTAAAGTAGCAACAGCAGAGTTAGTTAGTGTAGTAGCTCCAAATGCATCAGAATCTAAATTTAATTTCCATTTAGCAATCTTATCTTGAATCTTACCTAATTTCCAATCTAAATCTTGACCTGTTAAACCAACACCCCAATTAGCAGCAGCTCCTTGAGCTACAGTAATTGCTTGAGTTGAGTTATTACCAGTAGTTCTAGTACCAGTAGCACCTTGATAAGGTCTGTCTAAAGTGATAAAATCAGTAGTACCAGAAGCATTCGCATTAATTACTTCTACTTTATAAACTGCATCTGTCAAAGCTACAGTAGCATCAGAATCAGCAATTCTAATAAAATCTCCAACTACTAAATCAGTACCAGTATTGTAATCATAATCAGTAGCAATAGAAATTACTTTTGATCCCTTAGTTACAGTTACTGTTTCATCCATAGTATTGTTAGTATCTAAAGCAGTATTACATAAAGCTTTAAATACAATCATTGGATCTCCAGAAGTATTTTTTACTTCTCTAGAAAAGTTTGAAATTCCAGATCCAGCTAATCCTAGAGCAATTTCAGCTTGAGTTGCAGAAGAATCACTTTCGTATACTAAATCTTTTACATATACTTGACCATGATTAGTTTCTAATGATTCTAATACATTAATGGTAGCTCTATATACAGTATTATTGTTTACTACGATTGATCCGCTAACTCCTGTATATCCAATATAATCTAATTGTTCTACATCAGCAACGTAATCTTTTTTAGATACACTAGTTACCCAGTCTTTTTTAATTTTTTGAGAAACTAATGGTTGATCACCAGTTCTACCCATAGCTAATACAAATTCATCATTTGCATCAGCCGTAGCTTCAGTATACAATGTTCCACCAGGAGTAAAACATCTTACCTCACCATCCGCTAAAGTATTGATGGTAGTTCCTGTTATATCTACATCTTTTCCCACCAATATCATTGCGTGGTTTGTTTGACTAAAAGTTGTCATTTTTTATTTGTTTTAATTAATATAATTATTTATTTATTTATTTATTTATTTATTATAAGTTTGTTGTTACAACTCTATATGTTACCAAAACTCTAATTCCACCTGCTGCAGTACCTGGTTGAGTCACCTCAGTAGCTGTCATATTTATAGGAGAATTTACTGGCATTACATAATCATTAGTTAATGAACTAAGATTAATAACAGTGTCTCCTGCCTTAGTAATTAAATCGGCAGTCGCTATAGCTCCTGAAACAGAAACCTGTGCTCCTCCAGAACCTATATTTACAACTAAGTCATCTCCTGCACCTCCTGTATAAGCTGCTGTATCATAGTCATAAACTAATACTGCATTTACAAATTGTAACGCTGTTCCTGCTCCAGCTGCCGCAACTAATATTGCACCATCTGCATGACCTAAACTACCTGCACTTGTTCCTACAATTTCTGTAGTAGACAATGTTACTTCAGTAGTATATTCAACTACATTAGTGGAGATAGTTGTTCCACCTACAGCAGAATTAACTCCAGTAGTTGTTACCGTACCATCTTTTATAGTCACGCCATCCACAACTACACCATTACCTGCGGTAGTTTCAGTTATAGCATCTGTAGCTAATGATGCTACCTTAAAATCTTCTGAAGTACCATCTGTTAATTCATCTACTAATTCGTTAATATGTACTCCTAAAACAGGTTTTCTATCACCAGGAGTTTTAATATTATCTACTACATTATTTTTAGGAAATTTTTGTCCTTGTACGCCCATTTTTATATTTTTTTAATTTCTAGTTATTAATTTGCTCCTCATTTAGTTTTATTTGGTACTCTTGAGGTTGAGTTATTCCAGCAGCAATCCTTATTGCTACTTCTATTAGTTCTCTATGTATTGTTGGGTTAAGTTCACAATCCACTTGAGCAGTTGTTGTACCATCACCTGTAAAAGGAACTATATTAACTGGTTGTTTAAAATATGCTACATGATATGTAGTAATTGTAAATGTACCATCTGTAATTAGTTCAATTCTTTTTGTTCCATTTGTGTTGTCCCAGAAATCCATTCTTAAAACAGTATCATAATCTGATCCCGTTAATTGTGGTTTTTCAAAAGGATTTTTAATCTTTAATGAATATTCATCTTCCGTAGTAGGATCAACAAGTATTCTATTCCCTGTAAAACATGCATTAGAACTCGATACTGTAACTTCTTCTCCTTCAAAATACATAAAATCCGTAGGTAAGTCATATCTAGTTCCATTTGGTTTTCCTGTATCTTGTGTTGTAGAAGCTGTAGTAATATCTACATTACGAGTTAAATTAGCCATATCCCTTCTTCTTTGTTCTTTATATTCAGAAGGTTGATACCTCTTTACTAAAATTTCTTGAGCCTTGCTCAGGATTACAGATTTTTCTCTATCTGTATATCCTGGGCTACTTTGACTCGCTATTTTATCGTAAAGAACATCAAATTCATATGACATTTCATTTGCATCCATTTACTAATCTTTCTTTATTAATTTTGCTGTTAATATTAATCTAATATCTTGATTCTCTTCAGCATCTAAATATTTAAGAGTATTACTTAAATTATTAACTTCACCTTTGAAACATAATTCATCACCACCAGGTAAGAAATATTTGTTTCCATCTCTTAATACACTTTTAATAGTTAAAGATTTCATCAATAAAACTCTAGTTTCATATCTTTCATCTTCTAAAGTTTCTAAGAATTGATTAATATTAGTATCAATTTGCTTATCTATTTCAGATCTAAGGAACTCTAATTTAGAATTATCAGAAGGTCTTTTACCTATTACAGTTAAAAAGTCAATCATCTTTTCTCTACTATCTTCCATTTTAGTAGCTAATCTCCAAGCTCTTTTATTCTTATCACCTTTAGATAGAATTGTAACTTGTTCCTCTTCATCAGAAGTAATAACAAATATATAACTCTTTTTAGAAAATTCTTCTTTTGCATTAGGTGCAACAAGATCTGAATTACTTAATAATATTTTATAAGTTATATAATCAGTAGGTTTAGATAGATCTAATACTTTAGGTCTATTATTTAAAGTGACTTTTGATCGCTTGCTATACCAAAAATTTGAGGCTTTAGGTTGATCTACTGATAGATCCCCTATTTCAAATGCCATTCCTGATTTAGCTTTATTTTCAAAGAACGCTATTTCTTCCCTAGTCAAGGGACAATCAATTATTCTAGTACCTTTAAGATGTTTAGGGCAAAGTTCAAATGTTACTCCAGAAGGCATGTTATACATAGCATGTTCTTTTTCATGCCTCATACCTCTTGATCTATCCACTAATCTTACTGTTATTTTCTTATTAGGTAATTTAAATTCTTTTACTTCATTTGTTTCAATTGTTTCTTCTTCCATTTTTCTCCAATTTGTTATTATTAATTTAAAAGGGTAACTCCCGAAGGAGCTACCTTTTATTGTTTACTATTAGTTACCATTATAGATAAAGTGAGCAGTTTTTGTAGGATCAGTAACCATTACGCCACCAATATACATTTTGTGCTCTTCCCAAGCATCTTTTGCAGTTCCCATTGGAGCAATAGCACCATCAGGAGAGAAAGGATTTCTTAAACCTGGAATATATTTATGAATAATATCAACACCTTTTGGCTTACACTTTCTAATGTTAGCTGCACCATTAGTTGTTCCAATATCATAAATATCATATCTGTATGATTCAGTTACACCACCATCCGGGTGATAAACTTTATTACGATTTCTATTATCATACATAGATTCAATAGATAAGTTAAACTTAACCATATTTGGACCCATATACTCTACGAATTGTCCACCGTAACCCATACCTTTGTTTGCATATTCAGATTGTGCATCGTAGATTCTTTTAGTTTCTCTTGTAGGAGTAAACAATTGAGAATTATCTTCTAATGCCTTATGGAATTGAAAAGCTCCACGTTCACCTGTTGAACCAACGAAAGCTCTTTCATCCATTCCTAATTTACCTTCAGATAAATCTAACAATCTGTTTGATAAAGAATCAATATCAAAGTTAGTATATAAAGATGTGTTAGATGCTTCACATTGCTCTCTTAATCCAGAACCTTGTACAATAGAGTATCCATTTTCACCTTTTTGCATATAGTCACCATTTGCTGTTTTGTTAGAAGTACCAAACATTAACAATCTGCTAATATCTTGACGGAACTCCATATCAAATACAAATGATTCATATTGTTGCCACATTACGAATTTTTCACCATTTTCTCCTAACATGTAAGTTCCCATCTTTTTACCAGACAAGTTACCAGGAGTAGCTTTTTCAATTCTAATTTGAGAGAAAGCATTTCTCATAGAGATATGAGATTTGTGCTTGATTTGTCTACCACCTTCAGACATAGTTCTTTCAACAGAAGCAAATTCTCTAGAGAATAATTGTCCACCTGAGATTTCTTCAAAAGGAATGAAATCTGTTGAATTACCAGTCATTAATTCAGCAGTATACACAGTATTTAAACCTTCACTTCTTCCTTCAGACTTTAATCTAATTGGATAAAGTTCATTTTTCTCACCAACGATAATTTCTCTATGAGAGAACCAATCTTTAGGGAAAACAACTTCAAATTCACTGAAACCAATACCTGCTTGAGATGCTGCAGTTACTGCTGTACCATCAACACGTACTTCTACTAAAGGTAGGTTATCAATCAATTGAGATTCTAATTCCCAATAGTAATCTCTATCATCATCAAATTCTTTTACTGGAAATTTATTTAAAATTGAGTCAATATCGTTACCAAAATACTTTTGTTGTATTCTTGTAACAACATCATTTGCTTTTTGTGGATTTAAACCCCAAATAGCACCCAAATGATTCTCGGTAGTCAACCCTTTCCAAGAGGTTGCATCGGTCATTTGTAGTTCACTTATTCTTGCCATTATTTATTTATTTTATTGAGTTTGTAATTTTATTATTATAATTTAAACCTATCTAAAGCTTTTGCTAGTCCTTGTGATGAAGAACTCTTTATTTCTTTAGGGCTTCCGCCACCAGTTTGCGTGGTCTTTAATTTTTTATCTAAATCTTCAATTGCTGAAGTTTTTACTGCATTTTCAAATTTAGAAAAATCTTTAAATCCTTTAGTATATGTATGTAAGAAAGCTTCCATTATTGCATACTCATTTGGATTCTCCAATCTACTTTTAGTTATTGCATTAATTGGATTACCTGATTTATCATACCCAGCAATATCTGTAAGATTCTTAAATATCTTTTCTTTAGTAGTAGAGTTTACTTTAACATTAGGAATAAATTCTTCCCTTGTTAAAATAGTTTCTTTTAATTTAGAAAGATCTTCCTCACTTCTTTTTATATCTAATTCTCTTTGCTTCTTTATATTTTCAGTTTCAGTAGCAATTCTTTTCTTTTCAAAATCTAATAAAGATATATGAGCTTCTTTAGCATCATCTACATCCTCACCTAAATCAATGCTACGTTTAGCCATTTTAGTTGCTTCTGCTTGAGATAAACCTTTAGCAATAAAATTTTGAACTATTAAAGTAGTTCTTAAATTTTCATCCTCATCTATTCTGCTTTGATCTAAATTAGTTAATACATCTATATTACCTATATTTGTTTTAACATCTTCTTCAGGTATACCATTTCTAATGGCATCTAAGTAAAGCTTTTGAGTTTCATTTAAATCAGAATACTCATTCTCAAGCATTTTCTTTCTCCAACCTTCTATAAGATCTTTTGCATCTTTAACTTCTTCACCTTCTTCAAGAGTGATTAACCCCTCAGCAAGGAGAGTTTGAGTTACAAGTTGCAACGGAGAAGAAGAGTTGTCTGCTGAGGAGTCATCACTTGAAGTATGACTTTCTAAATTATCAGTATTTTCAAAGATCGTTGGGTCTATCCCATCTTTTTCTTCAGAGGAATCTTCCTCGTTGTTATTGTTATCTGCAGCTTCTTTAGCTACTTTAGTTTCTTTTACTTCTTTTTCTTCTTTTCCTGCACTAGCTTCTCTAGTTTCAGGATCCTGTGTAAAAAAGGAATCATCAATTCCTTCATCGTTACCAGAGTTTAAATCAACTCCTTCAAATAAATCTTCTTTCTCCATTCTTTTACAATTTTACGTATTAATTATTTATAATATCAAGATAACTAATTAGTATATTCATTTTTTATACTATCTCCTATAGCCTATTTAGTTTCTTGTCTTTTTTGGTTTCATTCTTTCCAATTCTTTTTTATTAGCTCTTTCTTTTTCATTTTCAGATGCTTCAAATGTTCTTTGTTTCTCATTTTCTGCAGCTTCTGCTTCTCTTTGTAGTTTAACTTTAACAATTTCAACATCATCTCTGATACCATCTTTATCTACATCTAATCCACCATGTAAAGTTTTAAATTGTGCTTTTACTTCTTCTAGTGTAATAGCATTACTTCCCTTAAGTGTTTCTAAATTTATATCATGTTGATAATTCTCTTGTCTAGTTTTTTCTGCAGCCTGAATCTGTTCTGTCTGCATTCTTTCAGCTTGTTGTTGTGAATCCTGATCTCTTTTTAACTTAGACTCTTCACCTCTCTCAATTTTTCTTCTAATAGAGGATAATGAATCAGAAGTATAAATATCCATAAGTTGGCTAAAGTTTATCTTATCATTTTGAATACCAGCATGAGCAAGTTGTTTCATATTCTCTAATAGTTCTTGATCTTCTCTAGAGTTACTGATATACATATCAAAATCAATAGATCTGATATCTTCCATGTTAATGGTAATCATTTTAGTAGCCATATCACTAAGAACAAATTGAAGTTTCTTAGTTTTAGATGATCCCCAAGCAATCTTAGCTGTTTCTAATCCAGTAATAAGTACTCTTTTCTTTACATCTGCATGTTCTACAAAGTAGTATTCTGTTTGATGAGATGATTGTACTACTTCTCTTTGTACATTTCCTGAAGTAGAACTAGGTGATATTTGACCTTCTCTAGCTCTAGATATTCCTACTATTTCACCAACTTCCTGTTTAATATGTTCCATCATAGATATATACAACTGAATTGTATTACCTTGTGTCATATCAATAACAGGATTAGCATTACTAGATTGTAAGTTACCTGATATTTTTCCTAGAGCTGCTCCTTTTTGACCTTCCTTAAATGGATCTACTGGAGCAATTTTTAGAAATTTAGCATAGCTCATCCATTTCTCTACATCCCATCCATCTGGAACTTGAGATACATCAAGTTTTAATATTTTACCCCAGTTAGTTGAAATAGCTAATTCCACATTATACATAAGGGCATTATACATATATTGGTAAGGTTTCATTCTATCATAAAATGACATGGAAACATTATCATTAGTATTATATATAGTTCCTACAATTCCTGGGTAACATATAGAAGGATTTTCCATTCTTCTAAATTGCACCGGTCTAACTTGCATTTTAACATAAATACCATCATCTGATGCTGTTTTACCACAAGCTATTTTATGTCCTTCCCACCATTCATTAATCCATAGAGTAGTGGCTTCTTCACCTTTATCTTTATCTATAGTATATGTTTCGGGCATTAATTCATATTGCTCATCACCTTCATCATCATAGTATTTAACCTTTTGCATTTTACGCATAGATTTCCAATATACTTTAAGCACTCTAACATTTCCATTAGAATCAAAAGGTGTTGCATAATCTCTAAGACCTGTTTCAAAAATAGCTGTATCAACAGTGCTATCTAACATATCTTTTCTATCCATCATTGCATCTGGATAAGAAGAATCTCCAGAACCTGTGCTTTGTAATGATCTAGTTTCAATTGATTCTATTTCAGATTCAGTAAGATATTCATTATATTCATCTATAATTTTACCTGGAGCATAGTAACTATCTATTACTATAATCTCTGCATCTTCAATATATGGAGATTCTCCACTTCTTACTGTATGAACATTAAGTGGATTGTGTTTCTTTAATACTGGTTGTTCTGATATAATATCCCATTGATATATTTCTTCTCCTGCAATAAGTGCATCTTTGAAACCTTTATCTAGTTTCATTTTAATACCTTGTTCCTCCCATAGATGTTTTAATATCCATGTACCAGCTTCTTCTCTTTTATCTTGGTAGTTATATTTCTTATATTTTTCAAATTCTGCTAACTTCTCATTAAACTCTTCTTCATTGTGAGACTCAGCTTTAATTTGTTCTATTATTAATTGTTGTAATTCCCCATTAAGATCTTCTTCTTTTTGAGAAATAGCATCATCATTAATAGTTCTAAGTCTCCAGTCAAATCTACGTTTAGTTTCCTCTCCCCATAATAAATCTACTTTAGGATTAATTATAGGGTAATTCTGCATCTTAGCAGGAGTATAGGTATTATCTAATCCTAATGGGTCAACAATTTTTTTAACATCATCTTGATCAAGAATATCAGAATAAAGATTGTAATTAATCTTTTTTGTTTTAAATGACTTCCTTAGATTCTCATCTCTATATATAGCCATTGCCTCAGCACCATCTATACAATCTTTTTTCCATTGTTTAGTCTTCTTAGCTAGTGATTTTTTTTGTGAAGGAAATTGTTTATATGACATTAAAAAAGGATTAAGTTGCAAATATCTAGTTTATACGAAAGATATGAGTAATTTGTATGCAATATTTCTAATATTTTTACCATCTACTATAGCTAAAATAAAGATTTATTAAAGTTTGTAAAATGCCTATCCCAAAATTTATCTGATATTATAGCATCTTTTTTATTATTAATGATTCCGGATGTTAGTTTAGCTCTATCTTCTTTTAGTATCATAAGCATACCCATAGCAGATACTCTATCCGCATTTATCTCTATATTCCATGCTATTAATTCTTTTAGGTATCCTATACTTCTAACTGTTTGTAGATTTAATTTACCTTTATCTTTATCTTCTTCTTCATCTTCTCCTACTTCTTGAAAATATGCTGGAGCAACTAACCAATCTGCTTGTAGTCTTCTTCCCCATCTATTTATTTGGGTTCCAGAATTAGTACCTTTAGCTTTATTACCATAATAATTTGGCTTCATCATGTCCATATCTTTTAGGATAGTTGGATTATCACATAATAAGTATAAGGCATTTTTCTGATCAAAATATGAAAATAAACCTTTCTTATCATTCTCATAGTTACATATAGCATTATAATACACTAATAATCTATATACATTTTCATAAAACTCTGTAGCTGTTCTAGGTCTACCTGTATATTCAGCTACTATCTGTTCAGTTAATGCATCCATTATAAATAATGATCCTAGCGAATTAGTACTAGATTCATCATCATCATATGGATCACATCCAGCTATATATCTACCTCTAGTTACTTTACCATCTGAATCTCTATAGGGTTTTTGGAATATCTCTATACATCCCTCTTTATTTTTATTATCTCTAATTGGATAATCTCTAATTGGAGTAGCTTCGCTAAATACATCTATATCTAATCCATCATTTTTATATACAAGATTACCTATATAATGTTGCCCAACAAAACTATTTAAGTTTGGCATTACTTCTGATAAGTATTCCTTTAAATCAGCTACAGGAAATATAGTACCTTCAGTACGCATTACTGCCTCTTGTGGTACTAGTGGTTCCTCAGCCATAGCTTGTGTAATAGCTGTAGGATCAGTAGAATGTTTTCTAATTGTATATCTATTACATAATATTTCTATTAGTGCTTTGATAACATCAGGTTCTCCATTCTTTTCATCATAGCAATTATTTCTATTTAAATATGCTCCCCAAAAGAAACCACACTTAGTACCACCATTAGTATTTTTATCATATCTGTTTGGTACTCCATAAATATTAAATACTCCTGGATTATAAAATAACTTTTCAGAACCTTCAAAAGAAGCACCTTCAGTACCACCAGTTCCACCAGCTAACATATATCCAAAAGATACATCACCATCCTCTACAGCTTTCCTGTTAACATTCCAAGCTTTTTCTAGATTAGGGAATAAACCATCTTCTTCATAATGAATCAACGGACCCCTTATACCCCTGGCTTTGTCAGGATTATCTTTTAATGAAATTCCAAATACTGAAGATAATAAACCCTTACGAGTACCATACTCATCTTCGTATCCAAGCTGAAGTTCCATAGCTTTCTTACCATCTACTAATTTCATTCTAGGAAATGGTGTATGTTCAGCTATCCAATCTAATGTATCTAGTACTTTACCCCAGATACCTTTATCTCCTGAAAGGAAACCTTTATCTGAAGCTAAATGAAAGTTAGGATTACCAGAACCTGGGAATACATACATATTTCTAGGACTCCATGATCCAGTTTTAAATGAGAATCCTACACCCCTAGTTTTAAGTAATTTTCCATGCTGACCTCTATCTTTTCCTTGTGATACATAATGAAAGAATAAATAGTCTCCTAACCAAGGCTTTGGAAATTGTCTCTTCCTTTCCCCTTTAGTTTTTGATTTAGAACTATCCTCATTATTTCCATCATCATATGATGTTATTTTTTTTATCCATTCTTCTGTAGTTAATGGTGCATCAATTTCTTTTGTTAACCATATTGGAGCATAGTTCCAATAAAAGTATAATTCTCCGGGTATCCATTCTCCATCAGATTCTCTAACATAACCATCTTTCCATCTTCTTTTTTCTTCTCTCCAAAATTCTGCATATTCACTCTTTGGATTACCATTTGGTGTAATGTTTGTATATCTACCATTGTTTTCAAAAAAGATAGCTCTTTCTCTAAAGTAGTCCATATCCTCTAGAATATGTGGCTTTGTAATATCTATTACTTTTCTACCTCTCGGATCAACTTTACCTCTATCCATCATAAAAGGTCTATCTTTAGCGAAACCCCTTATTTCTTCTGGCTGTATTAACCAATGAATGTGCTCTACTGTAGATATATAATCTATAATAGAAGTATATACTTCTTTTGGAAGTATATTAATTAATTCCTCAGTAAGAGGAGTTTGGAATTTATTTAAATTATTCAAGTCCATCTTCAAACATACCCATTGTTCTGGATCCTTTTTTCTTACCTTCTACTTCATTTTTTTCTTTAATAATTTCTTTTTCTGCAGCTTTTAAATCCCTCATAATACCTGGTACTTGTTTAAGAGCACTTGTAATACTATTAATTGTGTATACAGGTTTATCTTTATCATCTCTTTCTGATAATAATGCTTCTGTTTTAGATAGGTGATTAGCTATATCATTAGCTGACTTAGACGCACCTTTATATAAATTACCTATTATACTAGTTGATCTCTCTATATAAAAATCCATAGCCACTTGTAATACAGGATCAATTACCCACTTCTCAGGTAACATTAAATCTTTTTTTATTTCAGCTATTCTATCTTCTAGATTAGTTATATAATCATAATCAGAAACTATATCACAATAGTAATAAATAACAAGCATATCTTTAAGAGCCTTTTCTTTTTCTTTTGTTTTATCTCTATCTAGTAACTTCTTAAATGGTTCCAATGCCCAAGTTTGTTCATCTACTTGAAGTACCCAATTTTTCATTTTAAATAATCTCATACTCCTATCATTTTAAGAACTTTTTTTAGTTCGGATTTATTTTTTATTATTATATCTCTTATCATATAATCATCTTTCCTATGAATAGTTACTGTATGGTCCTCTACATCATAATGTAGTTTAATACCTTCTTTATCAAATATTATTAGTGAATATGGGTCTGATTTATCATATGCATACTCATCATGCTCCCACCCTAAACTCTCTATATCTTCTCTGTCTAAGTATTTTACTCTAAGATTTTCACTTTTTAAATAACTAGCTAATGTTTCAATATAACTATCTTGCTTATAGCTTGAGTATAAGTCAGATGTTTTTAACTCCTCTTTATTCCATATCGCTTTCTCAGGGCTCTTTCCATATTCAGTAGAAGCTAAGTCTAGTATTTCGTACTCAAACCCTATATGAAGTTCTTCTATTTCTGGTGTGTAATATTTATTTTCTTCCATCTATTAATTTCTTTTCTTCTTCATTAACTTTCATAAGAGTATAGTTTCTATTAGTAGGAAATACTTCTTTATAATCTCCTATTCTAACATATTGTACTTCCCCATTAACTCCTATTTCTTCAGGTGAAAACATATGATAAACTAATTCACCATCTTTATATTCTCCTTTGTATGTTCCTTTCTTTAGTACTGCCATTGTATTACCATTTATTTAAGTCACACTTATTAGTCTCTCTCATACTTCTTGTTTTAGCATAAAGAGGACATCCACATTCTTTACAAGTATTATTTACATTACTATCACACTTAGCACAAATATTGGCTCTAGATTTAGCTATCTTTTCAACTTCAGGATCCATAATTGCATAATTCTTCCATCCATCGTAAATATTTAAAAGTTTATCCTTCCAATGCATTATGTATTTTATTTAATTGTATTATTATTTTAGCAAATCCTCCTGCTTGTTCTCTAGCTATTAAATTCTTACACATTACTAATTTAACAAAATCTATATCTATATTACTATTGGAACATAGTTCTGCTTCTCTAGGTAATTGTTCTATAAAATTATTTAACAATTCTATATTTTTATTATAACTATCTTCTCTATATAAATTCTTTTCTCCTCTATAGTATTTGCTGTTTTCTTTATTTCCGTAATGCATTGCTGTAACAAGTACTATTTTTTTATCTGGATACTCTACTAGACTATCTAAATAGAATTTAATATTTCCAAGATTCATTAATCCTCTGTTTCTAAAATCATCTCCAGTTCTTACATGTAATAATACGTAAGAATCATCATATAGTTGTATGGAGTTTTTTTCTTGGTATTCCTTAAGTACTTCATATAATAAATTTAAATCCTTATTCTCATTGGTAGTTTTCTGAAAATAGTTATACATTATTGTATCCTTATAAATAGGATTCTCTAATAACTCTTTAGTTATACCATACCCTTTAGGGAAATTTAATATATCATGAACTCGATATATCTCATTTCCCTTTAATATTTCTATTTTACTTAAATCCATAATTTATTATCTTACATTACCTGGATCCATTTTAATAGATTCTGCTAAATGATTTTCTGAATAATAAACAACTGCCTCAACAGTAAGAATCATTTTAGCAACTGATGCTGCATTTTCTAATGCAGCCCTAGTTACCTTAGCTGGATCAATAATACCTTCAACCATCATATCTTTTATATATGTATCATTATTGGCGTTATATCCAGTATTCTTAATTGTTTCAATTGCTGTTTCAGTTTTATCATCTAATTCTTTACCTGCATTATCTAAAATAGTATAGAAAGGCTCTAAACAAGATTTACCTACTATTCTAATTCCTAATAATATATCATCATTATCTACATTATATTTATTCTTTAGGATATGCTTACCAGCTTTATATAGTGAAACTCCTCCTCCAGGAATAATTCCTTCATGTAAAGCTGATTGTGTAGCAAGTATAGCATCTTCAATTCTATCTTTCTTTTCTTTCTGTTCTAACTCAGAATTAGCTCCAATATAAACAGTAGAGATACCTGAGAACATTTTAGATAACCTATCACTGTGTCTATCATCAATACCTTTAGGTGCTTTCTTTATATTTTCTAATATAGATTTCTTTCTATCTTCAATCTCATCTAAATTCCCAGCTCCAC